TCAGCGGCTGATCATCCGGCGCTGAAGGCCGTAGTGCTGCTCAAGAGCTTTCGATATGCCGGAACCATAGGTTCCAATCTGCGATGCGACCACATCGTTGAAGAATAGATCGAGCCGCTGTCCGCCGTCCCTGCCCCTTGAGCGTTTCTCCTGCTTGGGCTTTCCGGCCCCATGGATATGGACTTCCTGAGAGGCGCCGGCACCGTCCCGCCCGTCCTTCCCTTTAAGACCATCGCGCCCCGCCGCTCGCTCTTCACGCTGATAAGCCGCCGCTGGCGGTGCCGAGCCGTAGACCCCGCCCTCGGCGAAGGCCGGCAGCACGCGCTTGCCCTCGTTGATGGCATGAAGAACCGACAGGTTCTCCGACGTCGCCTTGGCGTTGACGACGAACTCGCCATCCGAGAGCCGCGCGTTGATGCTGTCCGACGTGCTCGTTCCCGGCCCGCGAATGTGCCCTCCCGTCGCTGCCGTGACGGTCGGAGTTGCGGCGGCGGCCGCACTGGCACCGCCGCCGCCGAACAGGCCAGCAAGGGCGCCGAGAAGGCCACCGCCGCCGCCTGATCCGAGGGAGCTGCCGACTTGGCTCAAGCCGGCGCTGGTCTGGCTCAACGGCCCTGGCAGGGCCGTAAGGTTTCCGGTGAGGCCGGTAAGGCTTTGCTGCGCCGTCGTGGTCGACGTGCTGAAGGATTGCAGCGAGGCGTCGAGGTTCTGCAGCTGGGGCATCGCGGCCGGCGCCGTGGGCGCTGTGACGCTCGCCTTCGCGCCCGCCGGCACCGCGCCGCCGATCCCCTCCCATCGTGAGATGCCGGCATCGCGGGCGCCGTACCATTGGCGCCAGCCGTCCTTTTTCACGACGTCCAAGCCATAATCGACCTGGGACCGCCAAGCGTCGGGGTTCCGCACGTCGACGCCGGCTTTCAGGGCCTCCGCGCCGAGCCCGCCCATCGTGTTGAGCTGCATGACGCCGTAGGACTGTTCCTTAGACGTCAGGTTCGTTGCAGCGACGTTGAAGCCGCTCTCCGCATTGACCACACGCGTTGCAACGTTGGGGTCGATGCCGCGCGCGATCGCGGCCTGCTTCACATAATCGGCGACCTCGGCCTTTGAGCCGGAGAGCTTCGACGTGATCGCCTTCGCCGCCTCGGCCGAGCTGCCGCCCGAGCCGGTCAGGCCGGCAGCCGCGCCGGCCACGTTGCTGTTGGCGGCTCCCACCGCGCCGCCCGTCAGCCCCGCGATCGTCCCGCTGAGATTGACGACGCCGGCGCTGATCTGGGCGGTGGAGACCGCCTGGGCCTTGCCGAAGATGCTGCTGACGGCGTCACCGAACAGACCGCCCCCGGCCTTGCCCTCCTGGCCGATCAGGTTGTTCACCAACGGCGTCGAGACGGTACGGTCGAAGATCCGCGACGACATGCTGTCGAGCGACGACGTGATGCCGTCGAGCGGGCTCTTACCCTTCGACAGGTCGGAGAAGATGCCCGTGATGCCGCTCCGCGCGCTGCCCCGGATATCATCCAGGCCGCCGACGATCTCGCGTTGCCTGCGCAGCAAGGCGTCCTGCTCGGCCGCGACCTTGCCGACCGTACCCGCGTAGCCATCGATCGCGCGGCGCAGGCTCTCCGTAATCGGAACGCCATCGGCGGTGTACTGGTTGGTGAGCTGTTGGGCTGCGGCCATCTTGGCGGCGGCCTCGGCCGATGCACCGAACGACGCCTCTTGCAGCTTGAGGGCGGCGGCCTGTTCCGCAAGGTTTCGGTTGGCCTCGCGGAGCGGCCCGCCGATCGCCTCACTATCGATCGCCTGCCGGTCGAGCGCCTTGGACCGCTGATTGTTGGCGATGGCGTCCGGGTTGCCTTCGTCCGCCTTGTTGGCCTGGGCGAAGCGGTCATCCAGTTCGGCAAGCCGGCGCCGGTAGGGAGACAGGCCGGCGGCAGCGGCCGTGGCGGTCGAACTGCGCAGTCGGTCCTGGCTGTCGCGCGTGGACTGCGCCATGACGGCAGCACGGGCGCCCTCGATCGCGAGGCGACGTTGGTCCGCCGTCATCGCTTGGCCGGCGAGGTCGAGGCGCTTCTGTTCCTCGGCAATGGCGGCTCTCTCGGCCGCCGTGCGGGCTTCGATCCCCCGGATGGTCAATTCCTGGGATTTACGGGCACGCTCCTCGGCCGAGATGGTGCTGTCGATCGCGCCGCGCGTGGCCTCCATCGCGGTGGCAAGCGCCTTGCGCTTCGTCGCCGACATGGCGAAGAGGCCGTCCAGATCGCCGGTTGCATCCGTGAGGAGCTTGAGGCTGCTGGTCAGCTTCTCGTTAGCCTCGATCTCCGGCAGGATCGCCCCGACGGCAGCGTTGTAGGTCTGCGACCGCTCGGAGGCCGCGACCCGGCCGGGAGCGGCCTCCTCGGCCTCCAAGAGGGATTGAAGGCGATCGCGCTCCGCCCGCTTGCCGGCCGTGATGGCGGCGGCGCGCTGTTGGGCCAGATCGGGGCCACCGCCGATGACCAATCCCCGGCGGCTGGCGTTCTCGGCCGCTCGCAGCTCTTCCTCGGCGGCGGCGAGCTGTTCCTTCGTCGTGCCGGTTCGGAACGGCTTGGCGATGATCGCCCCAACGGCGCCGGCCGCGCTTCCAAGCTCGTTGTACGCCTTCGCCCACGCGCTCGTTTTCTGCGCCGCCGCCTCCATGTCGGGCAGCACGGCCCGCACCATGACGCGGATGGCTTCCTGGCGGTCACCCTGCGCCATGAGGGTGCGAACGTAGTCTTTCGTCGCGCCGTCGACGCTCCCGAGCCGCGCCTCCATCTCGGCGAGGCCCTTCACCGGGTCAGAGAAGAGCCGCGCGAGGTCGGCGCCGGCCGCGTCGATGTCCTTACCGAACATCTTGGCGTAGCCGGGAGCGAGGGCACCCACGGCCCCGATGTTGGACACGTCGATGTTGCCGGCCGCCGCGAGCTGCGTGGCGACCCCCCGGCCTTCGCCGGTCGAGAGCCGGCCGTTGGCGGCGAGGCTGGCGCCGATCGCGTTGATGTCCTCCGCCGTGGCGCGGGACTTCCGGCCAATGCCGGTCAAGCCCTCTTCGATCGCATCCTGCGAGCGCGACCAAGACACGCCGAGAGCCACCGCCGTGGCGCCGAGCCCGACGAAGCCACCGGCCACCAGGCGCACCGGAGTGAGGATGCTCATGGCACCGGAGGCGACCGCCTTCAGACCGCCCGCGATACCACCAGGCGCATCGGCGAGCACCTGTACGATCTGCGGACCCTGCTGCGCCAAGACCGTCAGCGGCGATGCGCCGGAGAACCCCGACGAGAAGATGTCGCCACCCTGGTAGCCGAGGTTCTGCCACTGATCCCGGCGCAATCCGCCTTGTGGCGTCGGCCGCCCCGGCGGCAGAGGCGGGATGCCGGGGCTCAGCGCAGACGGCACGATCTGAGGCCGGAGGCCCGGCGAACCGCCACCGGCCGCCAAGCCGGCCGCCGCTTGCACGGCCGAGCCGCCCGCATTGGCCGCCTGTTGGAACTTCCCGGCGGCGACGGCGGATTTCGCGCCCGCCGCCTCAACCGCCGCTCCCATCCCCGTGACGGCGTTCGTCGCTTCCAGCGCGCTCGTCTTGAGCGAGCTGGCGTCACCCGTGATGCGGACGGCGAGTTGCAGGGGCATGCGTCAGACCTTCCGCGCTACTTGACCCAGGACGTTACGATCAGCTTCGCACTGCCCTTCCATGGGTTGGTGCCACCCGATCGGCCGGTGATGGGAGCCCCCTCGGCTCCGCTGTCGAGGTAGGAAGGCAGCACGTCGTTGTTGATGAGCATGCGAGCCGCCTCTTCGAGGTCGGGCGGCACAACGAGTAAGGTCGGCTTGATGCCGAGCACTCGGCCCTCGTCGCCACTCAGGTTCATCATGGAAGCGCGCGCCGCCGCATAGTTCTCCGGCGTCAATTCAGCCTTTGAGGCGAAGGCGAGCTGCCATAGCCCGAAGCCGACATTCGAGCGGGTGCGTGTGCCGTAGACGTAGCTGTCCCTCCAGAAGACGTTCTCGTCTTCATCCTTGTTCAGTGCCGTGAACTTGTAGGGAATGCGTTCTTGATAAAGCAGCGGTTTCATCGCGCGGCTCGTATCGAGGAGGAACCACGGCGGCGATGTGCCAGCCTGCATGTTGCTGGCACTATAGGTTTTCATGGTCAGCGGATCGATGACCATATGGTTTGGAGAGAAAAAGTATTGCTTGTCGTATGACAGTGTCTCGAAGCCGGCTCTGAGCAGGGCGAAGGAAAGTTCGTCAGGAAACTCCGCTGCCGCTTTGCCCATCTCTTCGATGATCGGAGAGAACACACCGAACTGATCGTCCTCGATCGATGTCCGAGGCACTTCGATCGTGCTCTCGAACTTGCGGTTCTCAACGGCATACCCGTGCGCCAAGAGGCTCTTGACGACGCGGTCGCCGATCCATTCGCGCATCTTGGGGAACTGGCCGAGCCACCCGTATGTGTTGCTGCTCGTCGAACTCGGAACCACCATCGCAACGTCTCGATAGTGCGTTTCAGCCCCGTCGAAGCCCTTCTTGAAGGATGCGGCGTAACCGGTGGTAAGACTTCTCAGGCTTTCGCTGGTGATAAGCATAATTTTAGTTCCCGCCTGCGTTTTTGAATGCTTCGGTGGTGAGGCCCAACACGGACGCGACATGCGCATCGGTGTCGGCGAGAGCGCCGGCCCTGCCGCCAAAGCTCGGAGGTAGCGCGGATGCCCCACTCGGGCCGATCGACCGCGCGATCATCGTGCCGGCTTGGCTGATAAACTGATCGAAGGCCGGCTTGTTGGCTGTGCAGAGGCTGACGCCCCAATCGCGCATGAAGGGGAGGAGCTTACCCGTTCGGACTTGCTCTTCCACGTGGAGCTTCGCCGCCTGAAGCTCGATGCCGTTGTGGACCCGGTTGAGTTCCTGGGTCACCCGGACGAACTCGCCGATCGGGACGTATTTCGCCGGGTCGGGCGCACCCGCCGAGTGGCCGGCCATCTTCAGGTTTCCGATCTCGGCGAGGACGGAGGCGGCGTCCGCATCGTCTGGCAAGCCGAGCAGCGACTTGAGCTGTGTCAGAAGGTCCATCTGGCTTTCCTGTTGGTGAAGTGCGGTGAGCCCGATCAGGTTCGGACGATTGACGAGGGAGGCCCGCAACACCCCCATGATCGTCCCATCCTTGCGGTAGAGGATGGCGGGGGAGATGTGCCGATAAGCGCGATCAGCGACGAGCCGGCGGCCCTCATCGGTCCATTCGACTTGCCCCCACAGCCCGTCACGGCGAGCCTGCAAGGCGATGATCCAGCCTCGCGCGGGGGCCGGATCACCGCGTGGGGCGGCGAAGTCCGTGGCGTGGTTCTCGTCGATGGGGAGGCGTGCACCGCCGTGCATGCTGAGACGGATGACGCCCTGCATGTCCTCGACGCGGTACGGGCCACGCCCGTCAACGGTCGTGATCTGGCCGGCCGGCAAGAGGTGTATCCAGGCGGCAGGCGCGGCGCCGCCCTCGCCGGGGATCGGCATAGCCGCGCAGAGGGCGGTGGAGAGATTGGCCGGGATCGTCATGCGGCGGCCTTCGGCTTGGTGGGGGCCAGGTAATTCCGCACGCTCTGGCGCGTGACGTGAAGCATCTTGGCGATTTCGAGCCGGGTGTGCCCCTTAGCGTCGAGCTGCTGCGCCACCCATGACTTGGCGACAGGCACTTGCAGCTTGCCGTTCCCGAAGACGACCCTCAGGGCCTCGGCCTTGTCCCGGCCGATCTCGTCTTCCAGAACCGACTTGCCGCGCGGCTTCGACGGGATGAGGATAGTCTGACCGCCGAACTTGAGGATTAGGTCAACGGCGCCGTCCAGCCCAAGAGCCCGAATGTAGGGCTCAACCCGTGGCGGCATTTCCGTGGTGGTTTCTTGAGATGACATGGGGCGCACTCGGATGCCGAACTTCGGCAGGCCCAAGAACTTTGCACCTGTTTTTTCGGATCGATGCCCCGGACACGTGTCCCACTCGGCAGTCAGCCGGCTATGGCGAGGGGCTTTGCTGCCTGCGCTTCTCTCTCCCGGCGCAGCTTGGCGCGCATCCGGCGAATAGTGCGACCATGGACCCCGAGCTTGATAGCAAGCTCCGCTTCTGAGAGGTCACTACGCGCCACTACATTCAACTGATATCGATGATAGAGCGCGACATTCGAAGCCTGCCCGACAGGTATATCGATGTACAGCCCACCAATGCCTGTCGCAACGAAATCAGCCAGCCTGTCGGCAATAGAGCGACCTAACTCTTTCACTAACCGACTATCGTCTTTCGGTTTCGCTGGCACATAGAACCGTGTCCCACCAAAGCGACCCATGACGATATGTGCATCGTCCTCGCCTACCGCGCCGATCAGCTCCTCGGCTTTCATGTAATAGGACGAGCCTGTCATGTCGGTTCTTCCGTGCCGACGCGGCACCTTCGAACGGACGTGCCATGATCCACGGCACAATGAAGTCTCTAGGTTTTTACCCTGTTTTGCAGTCTTCGGCGGATGCAGAGCATTTGCGGCCGCCCGGCCCATGCCGCCCGATCCTCGAGCGTCGATTTTGAAGCGTCATTGAACGCCGTGGGCGGGCGCTTCAGCCTCGGGACCGGGGACAGAGCCTCAACCAGCCAAATGAGTCTGTACGGGCTTCTGAGGCGATTTCGGGAAAGGGGTCGCCGAGGGGGTACGCCACCTTCCCCGTTTCAGCACAGCCCGCTACCAGGGCGGGATTGCACAGCCGAATGAGCGAGATTTCTCGGGCCTCGGCGACCTTTTCGATATAGGGCCGCCGAGGGGGTACGCCACCTTCCCCGTAAGAGCAGCCCGCCCGGAGGCGGTACGCCCAACTGGACCTGCGAATTTCCCAGCTGTCACGGCGGCCTTGGATCGCAGTATTCCCGCCGAGGCCGATGCGCGCAACCCGTCTCGGTTGCGTCATCGGATCGTCTATTCGGTGCGGGATGGATCGGGGCAGCTGTCGTACCCATGCTCGGCGTCGAGCCGGTCAAGCGCGGCGTGCCAATCAGCCGTGATCTGCTGATAGCTTCTCTCGCATTCCCTGGCGATCGAGGCCTGTAGCTCACTGACCGTGCCGGAAGCATTCATGCGCGAGACGTAGAGCCGGTTGGCCTCGATCATCCGTTTCAGGGCTGTCTTCATCAGCTCATAGCGACCGAGTAGGTGCTCATAGCTCGCCTCGTCATCGTCCGACATGCTTGCCTCCAAAATGGAAAAGCCCGCCCGGACCTGTCGAGGTCCGCGCGGGCCGGTTATCCTATCCGAGCCTTAGCTCCACCAGCGTCACCGCCGCCTCTTCCTCGCTCGGCACGCCAACCCCATCGGGAAGGTGGCGCGGTAGCTCGGCCCAAGCTCGCGCGAGGTCGCCGCGCGCCGTGCCCTTCACCAGCCGCATCAAGGGCAGCACCCACCCTGGCACGACGTTGGATGATGGCTCGAATTTGGGCGCCCTCCGTTCTCGGCCATCAGGACTGAACATTCGCGGCTCCCGTGTCGCGGAGCATCTTCACGAACGCTTGAAACGTCCGCATCGGCGGCATTGGAACGAGGGTCGGCAGGCCCTGAGGGATGATGATGACATCGAAGCCGAACTCTTCGATGCACCGGTCACGGATGCCGGACGCCGCAAGGCGCGGTTGCGCAATCATCAGCTTGACGATGTAGGCACGCACGCGACCACCCTCGGCCATGGACAGAACGCCCTTGCCGAGGCGAGCGCACCGCCGGTCGTTCGCCTGGACGGCTGCGACGGCCGGCTTGTACCGCGCCTCGTAAGCCACGATCGCCTCGACGGGCAGGCAGGTATAGTGAACCTCGATACCGGCCTCTGCCGTGCCGGCCGGAGCCCGCCACAGATGGCGCGGGCCGATCTTCCTGACCTCATCGATCATTCGGGCCGCATGCATGTCTGACTTCGGCACCCCTGGTAGCTTCTGATCGGAAATGTCCCTGGCGGTCAGCCATGGATTGAAGCCCGAACGGGCGGGCAGGCCCTGATCTGATGTACGCATTACACACTCTTTCCAGAACAGAGACGGGCGCGGCGGACAGGCCGCGCCCTTGCCGATCAGCCGACAGCGGCCACCCGAGCTGCTTCGCCGCGAAGCTGGCCAATCATGCGCTCGATCGCGGAGCGCTTCATGTTCATAGCGGCGGCGATGACGGCGGGCTCATTGCCCGCGTTGGTGCTGGATAGGAGGAATTCGCGGCGCAGCTGTTTCGCGCGCTCGGACAGGTCGCCATCCTGCAAAAGCTGTTTCTCGCCGGCCTTGGAAGCGTCCAGCTCTTCGACCGTCTCGCGCACCCTGTGCACCAGGCCAAAGAGTATATCGACCTGGTTATCGAGGAGGTTGGTAACGCCGCACATCTCTTCCTGCGCCCACGGGCTCTCCGGGCTGGCAAGGGTATGGCCGAGCATGGCTGAGAAGCCACGAAGGCTGTTCGTGACTTCGGCCAGCACCTCAGCGAGCGGCGCGCCCTGCTGAAGGCTTGTCGGAACGACGTAATGCGAATGTCTGAAGCTGTTGGACATGATCGGGCTCCTGATCGCTTTTGAAGGCGAAGCCCTCGCGGTCGGCGCGAGGAGCCGGGAGTTCAAAACCGCTCAGGAACGGCACCGCGATCTTTAGGCCGAAGCCCTGGACATGCACCGCAGTCTCCCGGCCGCTGGTCGCGACCGACCGGCATCGCGCGCAAACACTGCGCTCGATCGACCGGGTATGAAAAAAGCGCCGTTCGGGCCGGTTACCCGACCTTGGTGGCGCTGACCGCCTGATGGAGTTTTGAAGCTCCATCCACAGCTATATCCCGGCGTCAGAGTCCTGCCAAGCCGTGCGTGCGCAACGGGGTTAGCGAATTGCTTCCATGGCGCAGACCGGCGCCGCCGGCCCTGCTCAGGATCAAGTTGCAAACTCTGCAACTTGATTTCCACCGTAAAAACCTTGGACCGGGTTGCCGGGCTAATGGCTACATTGACAGGGGCAGCTTCATTAGGTCTATAATCATAACTCGGCGCCGTGGAAAGCCACTGTCTCAACCCTTGTTGCCCTGCTGGAATACGGGGTGAGACAGTGCGCTGACCGTCCCACCTGCTTAGGCAAGGGCGGTATAGCTGGTTTTGACTAAGTGATTCATGGGATTAGCTTTTCGCCGCAAATTGCCTGGGTTCTTTGCAGGCCGGCAAACGTCCCACCTGAGACGAACCTGGGAAATAGGGTCGTTTTAGATCAACGACTTAGGCTTGAAGCCCCGCATTGATTGCCGATTTTTGCGACATTTGAACCTGCGGTGCCGAAACGGAAATTTCCCCCCGTAACCGCCCGCTAAACCCCTGAAATGTCGATCCGATTTCACCTAGTCCCGGAAAATCCCGCCTATTCCCGGATGCGCTATTTGAACCTGCGGGTTACACCATCGTTCTCCGACGTGCTACCATCCGACCATCAGTGCGGCGGCGGGGATGGACCCGCAGGTGCCTTCGTCAGGCATCGTCCAAGGCGGGGTAGGCGAGTTAAGCGTCAGCCGCCGCAGACACGACGTGCGGTGTACGTGGGTATGTTCGAACCCCACCCCCGCCAGGAGCCGGTATCAAGCCCGGCCCGCACTGACCGATCTAGCCCTCAAAGAGCCGATCCTTCGGCGGCGGCGGCCTCGGTCAACTCCATGTGGGTCAGGACCACGTCGTCGTCCCACCAGGCCGCACAGATGCCCTGGATCTTCTCCGGCAGGGCCGAGAGATCCTGGCCGGGCTCGTAGCTCTCCGCGAAAGTCCGGGTGAACTCCTCGCCCTCGATGACGACGCGACGGATGCCGACCACGCTGACGATGCCGGTGCTCCCGAGGGTGACCGACGAAATCTCTCTTGAGACGGTGTTCTCTGCCATGGCGGCGGCTCCTTATGCGGCGGCTTTGTAGAAGCCCTGGAAGGGCAGCGTGTAGGCGACGCCCGGTGCGAACTGGCCAGTCGATACCTGGGAGCTCTGGGCGCTGTTGGCGCTCTTCGAAGCCAGGACCGCCAGGGTGCTGAGGCCGGCATTCGTGGCGAGGTAGAGGGCCGTCCCGTTGTTGGCGAAGGTCAGCGGGGACGACGGCACGCAGTTGATCAGTGCGCGCGGGGCGGTGGCGTCGGCCGCGAACGGCAGGCCGGTGAGCAGGATCTGGCCGCTCGTGGCGGCCGAGATGTACTTCCATGTCACCGATCCGTCCGTGATCGATGCCGCCGTACCGGTCGGCCCGCCGGTGGAGGCGGTCGTGCCGGCGGCGGTCGCCTCGTAGACGTTGCCGACGTTCGTCCGGCGCGTGCCGACCGTCGTGACCGTCGAGCCCGTCCAGGCGGTGGCGGTGTAGGTCAGGGTGATCGAGGGCGTGCCCGCGATATCCACCCGCTTGCCCCGCTTCTCGAAGATGCAGGACGCGCCGGTGATGACCGATGTCATGTCGCCCAGGACGGTCGCCGTGACGCCGAGCGTCCAGGTCGCGTCGCGGATGTAGTCTTCGAGCTGGGGCGCGCCGGCGGCGTCGTAGTACAGCCCCTTGTTGGCCGCCGGCACGAGGCCGCCGAGGCGGCCGAAGCGGACGTCGTCGCCCGCCGCCACGGTGTTGGGGCCGGTGCCGAACTTCATCGGATCGGGAACGACGGTCATCCTGTCACCTCAAGCGCGCCCGTGGGGTAGAACCATTTCGGCATGGCCCAGACGCCGACTTCGAAGGTCAGATCCTCGGGCACGGTCGGAACCCACCAGATGTTCACGACCCGACGAAACATGCTGTCGAGAGCGAAGCGCTTGCTGAAGCGCGGGCGCCAGTCGGAATAGTCCTGGGTCGACGGGATGAGCTCTGTCTTCGGATCGGCGTAATCCGAGAGGTAGAGCCCGCCACGCAGCGCGGTCGGCTGCTTCGAGAAGAGCTTGAAGGAAGCCCTATCGAAGTCGACGGCGTCCATGCCGCCGAAGATCTGGAAGGGCTGGATGCCGCCGGCCCCGTTGATCGTGGCCTTGGCGATCTCGAAGACGGCGGGCTTGACCCGGAAGCCGGTGTTGCCGTGCCGGCCGGACGGGTCGTCGATCTCCATGCCCTGGTTCTCGATGAACTCGCTGGCCCGGAAGCTCTCGCCCGAGCCGCTGACACCGTAGCCGAAGCCGCCGTTCCACTGGACGCGGCCCGATCCCGAGCCCGAGCCGCCTCCGGCGCTGGAACGCCGCCCGCCAGATACGCTGAAGCTCATGATCAAGCCGCCTTCGGGATGGAGAGGGGAGCGCCGAATTCCAGGAGAACCGGCAGCAGCTGGGTTTCGTAGTCGAGGTCGCCGACGTAGATCCCGAGCTGATCGGCAAGCCCGAGAGCCAGGCCGCCGGCGTAGCCGATATTCATCGTGGCGAGCTCGATGCGGCTGGTGATCCAGCCCATGAAGGTACCGGAGATGGCACGGAGCACCACGAGGTTGGGGCATTCCAGGCGCGCCGGCAGGATCGAGCCCCATTTCATCATGGCGACGCGGGTGTCTTCGACGCCCGCAAGGCCGGAGCCGCCCGCGAAAGCGATGTTGCCGTTGTCGTTATGCGACCGCGTCACGTGGTGACTGTCGAAATGCGGATAGCCGTAGGGCGTGATCGGCTGATCGACGCCGGCTTCCGAGGTCGGGAGGATGACGTCGCGGAAGGTCTGCTCGGCCCGTCCGCTGATGCGGCGACCCTGGCGCTTGTAGAGGGTCGGAGACATGCCCGGCTGGAAGAAGCGGTGCTTCTTCCAGGTCACGCGCGTGCCGTCCGCGATCGCCGCACCATCGCCCGATGGCCCGGTGATGACGGTCGCCGTGTCGCCGGCCGGGCGATAGGCGGTCGGCGCCGTGGGGGTCACGAGGCCGATGTATTTCCAGGTCACCGTGCCATCGGTGATCGAGGCCGTCTTACCCGTTGGGCCACCGCTCGCGGCGGAGGTGCCCACGGCAGGCTCGCCGGGCGCCGGGACAGGCACGGCCGTGACCTGGTAGCGATTGAGCCCGTTCGAGCTCTTGTCCCCGACCCTGTAGCTCGTGCTGCCGGTCCAGGCGGGCGGAGCGAAGGTGGTGTAGGCCAGACCGTCGTCATCCACGATGCCCGTGACTTCGTAGATGTACGGCGCCTTGAAGCGCCGGGTGCCCATCTGGACCGTCTCCCCGGCATTCCAGCCGGGGAAGGTGAAGACGCCGGGGATCAGCCCGTAGCGCTTGGTGTCGGCCACCATCGCCGGCAGGGCGTCGGCCCATTGCTGATCGACGCAGATCGTCTTGAACAGGCCCAGGCACCACAGGATGTATTCATCCTTGCGCACCTCGCGCCCGGCCCAGGTCAGCGCGTACCATTCCAGGAAACCGCCGACATCGTTCGAGCCGATCTGCAGCAGCCCCCCGTTGTTCATGTCGGTTTCGAGGAAGGCGCCGCCGGGCTGGAATGGGTCGCCGCTGATGCTGCCGGGGATCTTGGTGTAGCCCTTGGCAACCGCGATCTTCAGGAAGGTGTCGTACTTGCGCGGATCCCAGCCCGGCAGGTCCATCGTGCCGAACTTGATGCTCCCCGCGGTCGTGGTGACCAGGATCCGCATGTTGTTGGCCATCTCGCGAAGGTCGGCCCGCCCCTCGCGCTGGTACGGCTTCGGGTAGATGTTGGGCAGGCGCTCGCCATACTCGTCGAAGGCCTTGGCCGGGGTCTCCACGCCGGGACGCACGCCATTCGTCGGCTCGCCGGAGGACATGACGCCCTCGCGCCCCTTGCGGGTGACGCAGACCTTGGCGGCGATGTCGCCTTCGTCACCGCAATCGCCGGCATTGCTGCAGGCGATCTTGATGACCCTGCGCTCGGCCGTCGAGGCGTCGATGAAGGTGAAGCCCGTGATGGGGAACGGGAAGAACGGGCTGCGCACGACGTCGAGAAGCTCGTGCTCCTTGAGGACAGTGAACTTGCCCCGCGCCCGCTTGCCGCCGGAGGCCGGGACGCGCTCGGCGAACCGGTTCAGTTCGGAGGTGAAGATCGCGCGCGCGGTGGCGTTGTCCGGGAAGTAGTAGATCGTGTTGGAGAGACCGATCGCCGTCCCGGCCGCGAGGAGGAACTTCAGCGCCCAGCCCCAATGGATCGGCGTCTTGGTGTCGCCGCTCCAGGTACCCTGACGGTCGGTCTGTCCGAGGCCAGTCAGGGCCATGGCCCCATCGACATAGCTCGGCTCTACGCCGATCACGTCCGCGCCGACTTCGCAGGCGGCAAACCCCGCCGCATAGGCGGTCGTATTCAGAGGGTAGAGGAGGACGGTCATCAGGCGGCCCCTCCGGCGGCGACCAGCTCGGCGCGGATCACGGCGTTCACGTCCACCACCGGCTTGAAGAGCTCGTAGAGCCGCCTCATCGCGGTAGTGTCGTCGTTGTAGCCGGCGCCACACATGGCGAGGGTAAGCGGCAGTTTCGACGCTGACTGAACGCCGCCCGCATTCGGAACGGCGAGGAGTTTGAGCGTCCCGCTTGGAGCGGCGGCCGTTGGTCGGGCGATCGTCTGCCCGACCTTCACGCCATCGACGAACTGGTTGTAAGTCCCGGCATCGACGCGGTTGAACGCGATCATCCGACCGGGCGCCGAGGGCAGATCGTCTCGCCCGCCGCCGGTGCGCACGCCGCCCTTCGTCGCCGTGAGGTTGGACGACAGGTAATAGTTGATCGAGTTGGCCATCTGGATGCCGTCCGGATCCAGGGCCGTGCTCCCGGCCATGCAGAGCATGAAATGGCTGTTGGGGTCGAAGCTGAGGAGATCCACCGTCTGGCCGGTCTCGACGTGGGCGTCCACGCCACCACCCCTGATGAAGGCGTGGGGTGTCGTGATGAGCCCCGTCGTGCCGCGATTGAAGGTGAGCCGCGGACCCTCCGGGTTGAAGAGGTTGATCGCGTCGTTTTCCTCAAAGGCGCCGGTGCAGTAGAGGAAACGGGCCTTCTTGTTGATGAGATTGCCGGTGTCGGCACCGTTCAACGCGGTGCGCATGGCGGCGCGGAAGCGCTCGTCGACATCCTGGCGCGGCCAGTAGCTCATCATGTCGTCGCCGAAGAGCTTGTACTTCGTATAGTTTTGGGTCAGCCGCGTGATCTCGACGGTCACGGTGCACGGCATCGAGCTGATGAGCGAGATCGGCGCCGTCGCCCCGAGCTTCCCGAACTTGATCCGCCCGCTGCCACCGTCCTGGGCCAGCACCGAGGGCGTGCTCAGATCGAGGGTGGCCCTGTTGTAGGTCGCGCAGGCCGCGATGTCGGCGCCTGCCGACTGCCAGTTGATCTCGACCATGTTCGGGTCGGCCCCGACGAGCACATGGGACTTGGTGTCCACATTGATGGTCTCGAAGGTCGTATAGACGTCCGGATTGAACATCTTCTTGAAATCCTTGAAGGTGATTTTCTGGGAGGCACCGTTGACGTCGAAGCCGAGGAGGGCCGTGTCCGGGATCGTGCTGGCCAGCACGCCGGCCTCGATCAGGGAGGCCAGGGTGATCCGGTCGCGATACTCGACGCCGTAGACGTTGAGGGCGCCGGTCGTGCCGCTGTTGCTGACAACCGGGCGGATGTCCGTGGTGCCCTCGGGCATATCCCGCGTGCCGACACCGGGGGTGCGGGACACCAGCACGCGATAGGTGATCACGTCGTCGGCGAAGGTCAGGGCCGTTGCCGGCATGGGCACGGAAGCGAGGGCGTTGCCCTGCGCGTCGAAGCCTCGGATTTCGATCCCTGGCACGTTGTTGGCGGCCACCGGATCGTTGACCGGCCGGGAGAGCTCGAAGGCGATCTCGACGGTCCGATCCTTATCGAGGTGGATCAGGACATCAGGCCCCGCGAACCCGTTGCCGGTGATCCGTAGCGCCTTGCCTCCCGGCCCACGAACGATGCTGAAGGCTCCGCCGAGGGTCAAAGGCGTCACGTCGGCGGGCGAGCTGGCGACGTTGGTCGTCCAGGTCCGGGGCGCATCGCCGGGTCGGGACGAGTAGCGGGTGTTCTGCAGGTCCGCCACGTCGAGGACGAGGCTGGTGTTTCCGACCCCGGTGAAGCTCTCAACGGCCTTCAGCCGGTTGTCGAAGCCGGTGAACGACGCCGTGATGTTGGTGTTCGCGGTCTCCAGGTTCTGGACGCGCTGGAAGAGCGCGGTGTGCCTCACCGGTCGCCCATCGGCCTCGAAGGCGAGGAGGGACGTTCCGACCCCGGCCGCAAGGTTGAGCGCGAAGATGCGAAGGTCGAGGGTGCGTTCGATCACGAAAGGCTCCGTCCATATCCCGACGCGATGAAATCGACGGTCCGGGCGACGCCGGTGCCGGCGCTGTTTCGGATGGTGAGGGTGAACCCGGAGGCGCTCCGGGCGGTGATGACGGCGCGATCGCCGTCGACGAAGTCGCGGCCGGTGACGACGACGGCCGGTTCGGCGATGAACTTCGCGTCGAAGACGATGGCAGCGCCGGCGGCCGGGATCGGAACCGCGTTGCCGACCTCGTTGCGGGCGGCGGCCTCGGCCTTCAGGCCGATCAGCTCGATCGCCGGCGTGATCGCGGTGCCCAGGCTCCCCAGCCGGACCCGGACGCGGCAGGCGCGGGCGGTGACCTCACCGGGCACGAAGGGCGCCCAGCCCGACCACGTGGCATCGGCGGAGACCGGCGCATCGCGCGTCGTGCTGATCTCCAGGCCGGCGGCCCAGGCCGTCTCCTCGACGCCATAGATGTCGGGTCCGGCGCCGATCAGGCCCGACAAATCGAGCCCATGGGCCAGGAGGCTGCCCGAGAGGGTGCATGTGGAGACGCTTCCGAAATCCAGCGTCCCGGCCAGCTGGTAGAAGCCGGAGGCCGGCAGCGCGCCGCCAGCGGTCGCGGCGAGGCGGACTGCGCCGAATTCCTCGACCGTGCCGGAATGCGTGCCCTCGAAGGGCGCGAGGTCGTAGATCTCAGCCACGCTCCGGCCGCCGGCCGGGCGGCCGGTGACGACGAGGGTCGCCGTCGCGGCCGAGTAGAGGCCGCCACCGTTGACGAACTTCGCCAGATAGGTGCCGGTCGCGTAGGGCACGGACAGGGCGGTGCCGTCCGCGCGGCTGTCGAGCACGGTGGCGGCGTCCCAGGTCGCGCCCGTGGTCGCCGCCGCCCGGCGCAGCTCCAGCCGCGCGGCGGGCTTCTCCGGGCCGCTCCAGCCGAACACGGCGCGGTCGCCGACGAACGACACGGTCAGGCCGCTGACGTCTTCCGGCGGCCGGGTGAAGCCGGCGAGGATCTGCGACGTGGCGGTCCAGTCGGAGACCGTGTCGTCCGCGAAGAACGCCCGGACCCGGAAGGCGTAATCGCCGGCGGTGAGGCCGCTCCAGGTGTAGCGCCGCAGGAGCGCCGCCACCGTGATCGCAGCCCCGAAGGTCGTGTCGTCGGGGGCCTTCAACGCCACTTCAAAGCGGGTGATGGTCGGGATCGCCCGCGCCATCTCCCACGTCATGGTCGCCGCCGGCGTGAACGCGGCGCCGGAATAGGTCTGGTCCTCGAAGATCTCGGAGATGCTCGGCTCGCGCTTCCCGTCGAGAGGGGACGCGGGCTCGACGATCGGCGGGATCGGCCGGCCGGCGGCCTCCGCGATCTCCGGCGCGTCGGCTACCAGGATCAGGGTCGCGGCGAGTTTCGCGGCGCCCTTGATCGTCTTCACGCGGAGGATGACGCTCTCCAATCCGGTCTCGCCGAACATGGCGAGCTCGCCAGCCTCCGGCACCTCACCCTCCCCGGAGAGCAGGAGCGCGTTCGAGGTGCCGGCCACCGTGACGACGTCCCTGATCAGCGAACCGTCCACGGACCGGAAGCGGCAGCAATACGTCTTGCCGTCGACCATCGTCACCGGCTCGTCGAGCCAGACGATGTTCTCGGCGACCTCGATCACCCGGCCGGATTTCAGGCCCCAGGACGGCACCGAGTGCGCCACGCGGACACGGTCGCCGCGTGTGCAGATCACATGCTCGATGTCGACATCGAGCGAGATCTCGTCGGGCCGGTATTCGAGCTGCGCCAGGTGGAAGTAGGCGTGCTTGGTGTTCAGGACGTGGTCGGTCTGGCCCGGAAATTCGGCTTCCTCGAACAGCGTCGCGTTAGTGGCGTCATAGCCCTCGCGGTAGACGACGATCTCGTCTTCGCGCCAGCCACGGTTCTCGTTGAGGAACTTGACCCGCAGGCCATGAGGCAGCCGCTTGTACTGGCGCTGCCAGCGGAAGTTTCGGGAGTTCCGAGGCGTGAAATGCTGGACGATCGGCGCGGTCGGATCGTCCCAGACCACGGACCACATGCCGTCGCGGAACACGACCGCCGCCCGGCCGGCAGAGCAGATATCCTGCGCCGTCGCCCGGATGCCCCGGCGCTCGACATGGACCTTGTTGTACTTCCAGCCATTCAGCACACAGTTGGCGTGCCAGGCCTGGATCGTCGGCCAGTCGATCCGCTTGTCTGCGACCGGCCGCGCGATCGCATCTCCCTGCAGGAGCCGGATGAGCGCGTCGGCCGGCCACTGGCTCGGCAGGTCGGGCTGCCAGGCCGCGCCGTCCCAGGCCTTCCCTCGCTTCGTCGCGACGACGTTGAAGTTGTCGATCATGCCGCTGAGCTGCGACGTCGCCTTGATCTTGAGGGTGATCTTGGCGCTCGGCTTCTTGAAGCTGACCGGCGGCCGGTTGCGATACGAGCGCAGGGCGGAGAACCCGGTGCCGCTGACGATGTTGGGCAGATCGTCGGTATCGGCGCTCAGCCGCCGAAGCCGGATATCGTACTGTCCGTCCGGGGCGGTACGCTCGACCTTCCTGCGCATCGTCTGGTTCTTCGCCCCGCTGAAGCGGACCGTCTGAACCGGCTGCCAATCCTCGGCATAAGCCACGGATTGCTCCACCAGCAGATCGACGTCGAAGGACACCATCGTGCCGTCCTTCTTCGTCTTGCTGATACCGTTGGGGGCGACCACGTCCACCGACCAGCCGGTGCAATTCTCGGAGGTGGCGCGGACGGTCGGCCCGTCGACCGCCTTGAGCTCGATGTTGTAATCCGTCTGGATCACCTGGCTCGGGTAAAGCTTCGAGGGCGGATCGTCCGGGTACCCGTAGCCGATCTCCACCTCGACCTCGCGGAAGGCGCTGATCGGCGTGTCCCCGATCTTCAGATCGGTGATGTCGAGGGGGCCGTAGCCGAGCTCGAACATGACGGTGAGATACTGATCATCGCCAACGATCTCGGTGTAGGCACTGGCGGCATAGCGCGGATAGACCCGCATCCGACCTTGCAGGAAGGGGATCGGCTCGTACTTCGTCGCGAGGTTCTGATTGCCGGCGATCGAGTAGACGGTGCCCTTGTTCTTCTGCGTGTCGACCGGGAAGAGGGCATTGATCAGGAGCGAGCCGGCGACCGCCACGGCGGCGGCAGCGAAGGTGGCGGCCGTCGCCCCGATGATCGGCGTGAGGTAGGGGGCGACGAAGGCCGAGATCACCGCGACCGCCAGCATCGCGAGGCTCTTCAGGACGCTGCTGCCGCTGCCCTGGGGGACGGCACGAAGCACGACGCGGGTGCCGGACTTGATCCGGACAGCGTTCCAGAGCGCCAAGGGAACCGGGTCGGTCTCGACCCACGCGGACAGGGCGCCGGCATAGCGGCCGTGGGCCGATTGGCTGACGGCGATGTCGACGATCTCGCGGATGCTGAGACCGGCCGGCAGGGTATGGATGTCCCGCGACGGCGACAGCGGATGGAGCGACGCGATCACCGTGATCGTGTCGGCCCGGCCGAGAAGCTCGCCCTGCAGCGGGGCACGGATCGGCGCGTTCATCGCAGCGCCTCGTGGCGATAGATGCCCTCGACGCGGCGGCCGAAACGCCCGAGCGTCAGGGGCTCGATGACGCTGGTCCGCCCCTCCGGGATGTGGAGCATCAGGCCGGGGCGCACGATGGTGCCGACGTGCCAGGGGTCGCCATAGAGGAGCACAAGGTCGAAGGCGCGCGCATCCTCGCGGTGGACGCGCTCGTAGGCCCCGCGACCGCCATCGATCAGATCCTGGATCGCGGCACGGTCCTGCGTCGTGGCATAGCCTTGGGCGTAGCTCGGAAGCTGGGTGCCCGCGCCTTGCCACATGGCAAGCCGATGCAGGCCCCAGCAGTCGCAGCCGGCGCGATCGCGGCCGTGGGCGAGCCAGTCGATCCCGACGAGATCGTCCCAGATGTTCTGCGCGCCCATCAGAACAACCCCCCGTGGCTGGCTGGGGTGAAGCTGTCGCAGGGGAAGGGTTCCTCGCCCTGTGCGTCGAGGGAGAGGCCAAGGGTGATCTGCGACAGCTCGCCGTCCGCCAGCACGAGGTCGAATTCCGGCCACTGGATCTCGACGAGGTCGGGCGTATCGAGGCTGACGATCTCGACGGTGACGATCGCAGGCTCGATGGTGGAGCGCAGGAGATCGACCGTCTCGCGGTTGATGCTCTCCAGGACGATCTGGATCGCTTCCGTCTTGCCTTCCTCGTCGTCGGGAAAGGTGAAGGCGAAATCGATGTAGAGGTACGTCTCACCACGGGACTTGAGGGCGTAGACGAGGGGGTCCACCGAGATCAGATCGCCCGGATGGGAGCTGGCACGGATCGGCTCGTCCAGATCCGGATGCGTGATCGTCATGAGGCCGACTTCCGTCAGCCCACTGTTCTCCACCAGTAGCTCGGCTTTGAAAGCGCGCGAGAGCGTCCTCATTGCGCATCCACCGAACTGAGGAGCGCATCGTTGAAGATCAGGTAGGCACCATTCCAGGTGATGTAGACGCCGCCCGGCGGTAGCGTCGGGGTGCCCGTGATCCAGGTTCCGGTCGGAAGGCTGACGAGGTCCAGCTCCACGGTCCAGAGATCGCCGGCAGGGTTACTCCAGCGCGGCATGGTCTCGTCGAACGTCACCAGGAGGTCGTAGCCCTCGCGGTGAGGGTCCGGGAACAGGAACGGCAAGCTGCCGTTGCGCAGGGTCTCGCGCACGAAGCCAATGCACTGGGCGCGCTGTGCGCCGCGCATCGTCATGGTGCCCTTCACCGGGTCGGCGACCGCCCGGAAACCTTCGCGCTGCTTGCCAGGCCCGGCCTCGGTCCGCGAGCGGACGCGACCATCGCCCATGCCCGCGTCGAAGCCGGGCCGGTCGAAATGCTGCGGCAGGGATGAGGGCCAGGACGGGATCATCCGCGCCTCACCAGCTGGCGCTGCAGACCGTAATGCTGCTCGAGCGCCTTCGAGGTCGCAGAGCCGGGCGTGCCGATCTCGGCCGCGTTCATCGCGCCGAAGATCAGATCTGTCCGCTCACCGCCGTTCCGGCCCCGAGAGCGCTTCTGGCTCTTCACCGGGCCGGCCCCGTGAATATGGACCTCCTGCCCGCCGCCGGCGGCCTGTGCAGGCATCGCGGGCTCGCCCCGGCGCTCACGCTCCGCCTGATAGGCCGCCGCCGGCGGAGCCGAGCCGTAGACGCCGCCCTCGGCGAAGGCCGGCAGGGGACGTTCGCCATTGTTGATCGTGTGGAGGAGCGAGAGGTTCTCCGATGTCGCCTTGGCGTTGACGACAAATTCGCCGTCCGAGAGCCGGGCGTTGATGCTGTCCGACGTGCTGGTCCCCGGCCCGCGAATGTGCCCGCCGGTGGCGGCCGTCACGGTCGGGGTTGCTGCTGCCGTGGCTGCGCCGGCACCGCTGCCTCCGCCGAACAGGCTGGCGATCGCGCCGAGGAGGCCGCCGCCACCGCCGCCCGAGCCGAGCGAATTCCCGACCTGGGATAGACCCTGGCTGGTCTGGCTCAACGGACCCGGCAGGGCCGTGAGGTTACCGGTGAGGCCGGTGAGGCTCTGCTGTGCCGTCGTGGTCGACGTGCTGAAGGATTGCAGCGAGGCGTCGAGGTTCTGGATCTGGGGCATCGCCGCAGTCGCAGTGGGCGCCGCCGGCGCGGCGGACGGCAGGGCCTTGTTGAACTTGTCGACGTAGCTGGAGCCGGAGGTGCCGAGGACGTCCTTCAGCCCCGCGCCCTGGGCGAGGGGCCGGCCGGTGAACCACACGGACGCCGCGTCGTCGGCGTTGCCGTATTTCGCGACCGAGCTACCGAATTGCTTGTTGAAGACGGCGTCCTGCGCGCCCTTGTCCTTCAGGAACTCGTCGGCCGTCAGGCTCTTTCCCAGCGCATCCTTCGTCCAGGACGGGATGTTGTTGCCCATCACCTGGTAGGCGCCATAGGCCCGGTCGCCGGACTTCGTGATGGGGCCAAGCGCACCGTAATTGCCCGCCGCGCTTCCGCTCTCTGTGGTCCGGATCGCGGCGGCATAGCGGGCGAGGTCGCCCTCCGAAGTCCCGGACTTGCCGGCCAGCCCCGCCGCGACGGTGGCCGCGCTCGGGACGTTGCTGTTCGCGGCGGCTCCCACCGCGCCGCCGGTCAGGCCCGCGATCGACCCGGTGAGGTTGACGACGCCGGCGCTGATCTGCGCGGTGGAGACCGCCTGCGCCTTGCCGAAGATGCTGCTGACGGCATCGCCGAACAGACCGCTTCCGGCCTTCCCTTCCTGACCCAACAGGTTGTTCACCAGCGGCGTCGAGACGGTGCGGTCGAAGATCCGCGACGACATGCTGTCGAGCGACGACGTGATGCCGTCGAGCGGGCTCTTGCCCTTCGACAGGTCGGAGAAGATCCCGGTGAGGCCGCTCCGGGCGCTCCCCCGGATGTCGTCCATGCCTCCGACGATCTCGCGCTGTTTGCGGAGAAGCGCCTCTTGCTCGGCGGCGATTTTGCCGAGCGCCCCCGCCTGAGCGTCGATCGCGCGGCGCAGGTTCTCCGTGATCGGCACGCCATCGGCGGTGTACTGGTTGATCAGCTGCTGTGCGGCTGCGGCCTTGGCGGCGGCTTCGGTCGAGGCACCGAACGCGGCCTCCTGGAGCTTCAGCCCGGCGACCTGTTCCCGGATCGCCCGGTCCGCCTCGCGCAACGGCCCGCCATAGGTCTCGATGTCGATGGCCTGGCGCTCGGCCGCCTTGGCCTTCTGGTTGTTGGCGACCGCCGGGAGATTGCCCTCGGATGCCTTGTCGATGTCGACGTATTTCGCATCGAGCTCGGCGATCCGGCGCTGGTAGGCGGGTAAACCGGCGGCGGCGGCCGTGGCGGTGGAGCCGCGCAGGCGGTCCTGGCTGTCACGCGTCGACTGCGCCATGACGGCGGCGCGGGCGCCTTCGATCTGCCGGCGCCGCTCGTCGGCGCTCATGGCCTGCCCGGCCAGGTCCAAGCGCTTCTGCTCTTCGGCGATAGCCGCCCTCTCGGCCGCCGTGCGCGCCTCGATCGACCGGATCGTCAGCTCTTGTGATTTCCGAGCCCGCTCCTCGGCCGAGATCGTGGTTTCGATCGCGCCCTTGGTGGCCTCGATCGCCCCAACGAGCCCCTGGCGGGCGCTCGCCGACATGCCGGAGAGGGCGTCGAGGTCGCCCTGCGCCTTCTTCAAAAGCTCCAGGCGGTTGGTGAGGGTTTCGGCCGCCTCGATCTGTGGCCGGACCGCGAAGACCGCCCCCTGGTATTGCTGCGACCGCTCAGCCGCAGCCTTGATGCCCGGCGCAGCCTCCTCGTCGTTCAACTGCTGTTGAAGGCGATCCCGCTCCGCACGCTTGCCGGCCGTGATTGCCGCGGCACGCTGCTGGGCCAGGTCTGGGCCACCGCCGATCACAAGCCTGCGCTGGCTTGCCGCCTCGGCGGCCTTGAGCTCTTTCTCGGCCGCGTCGAGCTGCTCTTTCGTCGTGCCGGATCGTAAGGGGGCGACCACGTATGCGGCTGCAGCCTCGGCGGCGCTCGCAACCTTGTTCCAAGCGGCCGCCCATAGGCCTGTCTTGGCCGCCGCCGCTTCCAGGTCGGGCGCGAATGCGCGAACAGTGACCCGGATGGCTTCCTGCCGGTTCCCCTGTTCCGTGAGCGTCTTGATGTAGCGCTGGGTCGAGGCATCGAGCCCGCCGACGCGTGCATCCAGTTCGGCTGCGCCCTTCACCGGCTCGGAGAAGATCCGCGCGAGATCCGCACCGGCCGCATCGATGTCCTTGCCGAACATCTTGGCGTAGCCGGGCGCCAGCGCTCCCACCGCTCCGATGTTGGAGACATCGATGTTGCCGGCGGCGGCGATCTGGGTCGCGACGCCCCGGCCTTCGCCTACAGACAGCTTTCCGCTGGCAGCGAGGCTGGCGCCGATCGCGTTGATGTCGGCCACGGTGGCCCGCGACTTCGCGCCGATGCCGGTGAGGCCCTTCTCGATCGCATCCTGGGAATTCGACCAGGAGATGCCGAGCGCCGCCACCGTGACGCCGAGGCCGACGAAGCCGCCGGCGAGGAGCCGCACGGGCGTGAGGATGCTGGCCGCTCCGGACGCGACCGCCTTCAGGCCGCCGGCGATGCCGCCGGGCGCATCGGCAAGGACTTGAACGATCTGCGGTCCCTGTTGCGCCAGGAGCATCAGCGGCGACGCGCCAGAGAACCCCGACGAGAGGATGTCGCCACCCTGGTATCCGAGGTTCTGCCACTGATCGCGGCGCAGGCCGGCCTGCGGCGGGCGGCGCTCCGGCGGCAGCGGCGGGATCGGTGGCGACGGCGCCGGCGGGACGAGTTGCGGCCGAGGCGCGGTAGGGACGGGCCCGGGCAGAACGGCCGGGGCGACGGCGCCAGGCGCGCCCGGGCGCGCGGCGGCCTCTCCGGCCTCGCGGATGGTCCTGGCCGCCGTGGTGGATTTCGCGGCGGCGTCCTGGAGGGCGAGGCCAAGGCCGTTGACGGCTGCGGTGGCACCCTGCGCCCCCGCTTCGAGCCCGCCCACGGCCGCGACGGCGCTGGGGACCGGACGGACTGCCGGAGCGGACGGCGTCGCCGGCGATGGCGCTGGCGCAGTGGATCCCTGCGGCACCGCCGGGGGACGGGCCGGCGGGACAGCGGCTGGGCGAGTGACCGCGCCGGTGGCGCCGGTGCGGGCGGCAGCACCGGCCGCGTCGGCCGCATCCTTGATCCCCTTCGCGGCGGTGGAGGATTTCGCGCCGGTGGCCTGTACCGCGCCGCCGAGATCGTTGACGGCGGCGGTCGCCTCCTCTGCGCTCGCGGTGAGCGAGCTGGCATCGCCGGTGATGCGGACGGCAAGCTGCAGCGTCATGCCCGCACCTCGTTGAGGATCGGCAGGGCCTGGCCCTCCATCCACATCACGTCGGCAAAGAGGGCGTCATGGTCGGCGCCGGGCGCGAGGCGGCGCATCACGACCTCCACGGCGACATAGTCGAGGCCGGCGTAGAGGAGCGCGCCGGGCAAGATGATGTGGTGCCATTGCGTGGCGCAGGCTCTGAAGAGGCAGAAGGCTTTCCAGTTGACATCCCAGACCTCGATCGCCGCCTCGCCGGGAGCATCCCCGCCGGGCAAGGCCTCGGCAGGAATGCCGAGCGCCGCGAATTGCCGTCGTGTGTCGTCGTCGAGGGCGGCGACCGCCGCCGGATCGGCCCGGCCGGTCCAGGTGTAGGCGAGCGCCTGCGCCGCCCTTGTCAGTTTCCCTGGCGGGCGGCCTGTCCGTTCATGGCCTCGCTGTAGGCGGCCACGATCCCGCGGCGGAACCAGCTCAGACCGAGCTGCTGGGCCAACAGGTCCTTCGAGAAGGGGACGGGCTCACCGCCCGCGTCCACGACGTCCTGCCAGTCGTGCGTCACATCAAGGATGTAATCCGCCGAATGGGTTTCGTAATCGTCGGGATAGTCCTGCCGGATCCTCGCATCGATCACGGCTGCCTCTGCCTGCGTGATCGCCTCGAACGTCGCGGTGAAGGTATGGGCGACGACGGCGCCCGGCTTGGCAGGATCGGGCATCCTCACCGTCACGGGCCACAGGAAGGTGTGCTTGGTCGCGAGCTTGAACATGAACGTCGGCCTTGGCTGGATGCGGGCTTGAAGGGGCGTTGAAGGCGGCGATCGGCGCGGTCAGCGCACGCGGAAGGTCACTTCGTCGTCGCCGGTGACGGGGATCAGCTTCAGGGGCAGCGAGTGGTTCGTGATGCCCTGGGTGTTGCCGTAGGCCGGCTTGCCGATCTGGACGGCCGCCGCTTCGATCTCGAAGATGTTGCCGGCGACCGTGCCGTGCGTGGCCAGCAGGCCGCCGAGGGTCGAAGCGCGGGCGATGCCGAACCAGTCCTTGGTCGCCGCCGACACGGCCTCGATCACGGCGGTACCCGACGCCTTGCGATCCACGACCTCGATCGTCTCTGCGCCGATGAGCATGCGCGGCTCGATCTGGTTGCCGAGATCGAGGTTGAGGCTCTCCAGCACAGCGGCCAGCCCATGGAGGACGAACGCGGAGTTCGCCTTCGACCCCACCAGCGGCTTCTGGAAGCCGGTGACGGTCGCGGCCGGGAGCGGCACATCGCCGATCGGGCCCAGCATTCCCGTCATGGTGAAGGTGAACTTCGGGATCGTCTTCGGCGCCAGCGCCAGGGTGACGGTGCCGCGCGCGCCGACCATGGCGTGGTTCACCCCGTCGAGGTTGGCAAACAGCGTCACCGCCTCGGGCGTGGATGAGACGGGCTTGTATTCGACCTTCGTCGTGGCCGTGATCGTCTCGGACATGCTGCAGGCGCGCAGAAGAGGTCCATAGTTCGGAGCCGTTCCGGCGGCGCCAGCGCCGGCGATCTCGACCGAGAACTGGATGCGAGCGAACACACCGGCCAGGACCATGCCCTGATCGCCGAAGTAGGGCAGCATCAGGTCGCGGGAGACCTCATCGCCCTCCAGCGGCGTCACGGTCACGTTCGACACCAGCATGGCGTTGGCGGCTCCCGTGGGCGCCGCGCTCGTTCCGTAGGTGGTCTCGACCTTCGCGAGGACCGCGAGCTTGTTGTAGCGACGGGCCATGGATCACTCCTGCGTGGCGGTTTCGGGGGAGCGGCGGCGGCCCGTCTTGGGCGGCTCTTCCGCCACGACCTCGGCGGCCTCTGCCTCGCTGGGAGGGAGGGCCTCCGCCATGGTCGGCACCTCAGGCACCGGGGCGACGTCCTCGGCCAAGCGGCTGCCGTCCTTCTGGACGGTGCGCTCGACGAGCTTCTCCTCGCCGGATTTCGGATCGACGACGTAGCTTCCGGCTTCACGGACACCCATGGATCAGCCCTCTTCGTAGGTTGCGGTGGCGAAGGTCAGCTCCCACCAGACGAGCCCGTCGCGGGCGCGCACCAGCCGGCCGCCGACATTGGTGAGGACGTCGTCGGCTCCTTCGGGCTGCCAGCCGATGAGGGCGGCACGCACGACCTTCTTCAGGCTCTCGATCTCGACCGAGGCGGCGGCGCCCTGCGCATCGGAGACGTTGCCGGTGATGACGACGACGGAGACGTCCACCTCCATGCGCTGGAGGACCGCGTTGACCCGCTCGTTATCGGCAGCCGCCTCTTCCGAGATGAAGACGTAGGCGGCCGGCAGGGCGTTCGGCTGGGCCGTGCCGAGCGAGGCCAGCTCGGCCGATCCCTCGACGATCGAGAAGGGCGGCGAGGCTTCGGCCGTGAGGCGATCGATGATCTCCTGGATCATGGCGCGCCCTCGATACCGGCGGCCTGGGCCAGGTGGTCGGCGACGATCGCCAGGATCTCGGCCTTGTCGGCATCGCTGATGCCGAGATAGGGCCGCGCCGGGATGCTGATCGAGTGGGCCGGGACGGTGAAGGCCTTGGTGTGCTTCGACTTGGCGCGCGTTCTGGCGCGAGCAAACCGGAGCCGCGAGCCGACCCGACGCCCATCCTTCGTCTTGCCGGCGCCCTTGGCCACGATGACGAAGGTGGCCGAGCCCTGGCGCTCCGGGATCGGGATATCGCCGCCGAATTGATGAATGCCGGCATAGGCGAGGTTGGTGCCGACCTCGACCGCATCCGTCTGGGCATCGAAGGTCAGGCTCGAATAGAGCCGGCCGCGATCGCGCAGGAGCTGGGCCGGCTTGCGGCGGTCCGGCATGCGCTTGAGGGTCGAGGGAGCGAACGGCGCCCAGGCCTGGCCGTCCGGACCCGCCTGCGCTTCGAAGCGGCGCTGGGTCGAGAAGAGCAGCGCCGCGCCGATATCCTCCATGACCGGGACGAGATCGCCGCCGGCAGCAACGAGCCCCTTGAAGGCGGCAGCGATGTCGGCGTCCGCGATCTCAATCTTGATGCTGGCGCCGGTCATCAGAACCCCCGCAGGCTGTCGCGGGTGAAGACGGGCTTAGATCCAGAGACGCGGCCGGCCGACCCTTCCGCCGGCGCGGGCGTGACACCGCCGTCGTCGAGCTTGACCCGGCCGGCGGCGACGTCCTTCAGCCAGGCGACGGCTTCGGCATAGGCGCGGGTGATGGGGCTATCCTTGTCGACCCGCTTCCCGTGCAAGTAATACCGGGCGATGTCGCAGCACATCTTGACCAGGTTCGCAGGAACGCTGGCGAGCGGCAGTCCGTAGACCTTCGACAGATAGCCGTCGATAAACGCCGTGGCATCGCCCAGCGCCCGGTCGACCGTATCCTGCTCGACCGTCGTCGGCGGCTTGTGCGTGAGATCGGTGAGCTGGACGAGTTCCGTCTCACCGAAGCGCACGATCAGGTCGGAGGTCTGGGCGTAGGTCATTTCTAGACCGGTTGGATGGGCGGAAAGCGCCAGTGGCCGGGTGCGATGCCATGGCGGACAGCTTCGGGGAGCGGGCGCGGTGGCTCGCCCGGCTCGAAGACGGTGAGCGTGCAGATGTCGTCGCCGTCGCCCGCCTCGAAGACACCGGTGATGATGGCGGCCACAGGGCTCGGCGCCACTTCGCCGCGATCGCCGATCTGGAGGAAGTGGACGATCCGCCCGATGGTCGGTTGCTGGGCCGCCGCCGACACCGGAAAGGCGGTGGACATTCCCGCCAGCGCCTCTTCCTTTGTGAGGGGGAGGATGGACTGGACCTCGCTCGCGGCGAAGATTTCGGACGGGCCGAGATCCGCTTCACTCACGCGGATCTCGAAGAAGTCGGCCGTGAAGCCGGGAAGGCGGCGGACGTGTCCGAAACGCTCACGCGAATACGTCAACCGGACACGTGCCCACCCGCCGTACTTCGCGGTCCACATCACCGCAGCGCCTGGACGACGAGCACGGGGCAGTCGTCGAGCGCCAACAGCTCGTCGACCGTGAAATCCATGCTCCGGCGCAGGGTCGCTGCTTTGGGATGAGCGACGCCAGCGCGGCGGAAGCCTTCGTGGCTGGACGTCACGATCAGGTCGAAGCCCCGCTTGATCAGATCGGCGACGTTGGTCCGGTCCTGCGGCATCGGCTCCGCGAGCTTGACGCCGGGGGTCCGAACGGCGGCCATGCCCTCGACATCGGTGTCATAGAGGAAGGCCGTCCGGCCCACCTCCGGCGCGGGCCCGAACGCACCCTCACGGGACATCAGCGCAGGGGCGACGCCGGCGGCGTTCTCCACCGCCACGGCCGGGCCGGCGGCGACGAAGCCGTAACGCTCGGCGATCGAGGCCAGGAACGCAGGCCTCGGCGTTTCGAAGTAGCGACGGATCGCGGCCTCATCGAGCTCGGCCACCGGCCCGCTCCCGACGCTGGGCGCCTGCAGGGCGGAGCCGGCTGCGGCCTCGGCAGCCATGGCGACGCCCTGGGGGCCGCCGGACAGAAGGGCGGAGTTGGCCGCGGCGGCGACCTCCTCCTGCTTTGACGGGGTTGCGACAGTCTGCGAGGCAGACACACCCACAACAGCTGGGTCTTTGGCAGGCCCGCCGGCCTCCCCGACTGCCAACCCCTCTCGGGTATTCTCGGAGGCGCCCGTGAGGGACGCCTCCCCCGCAACGGACGACGCTCCGCCCGCCGTCGCGGTATCGGCCACAGCGGCGATCTCGCCGCTCTTGGGGGTGGCCGTGCTCATGGGACGCTTCATGGTCTGCTCTCAGCTCGGGATGGAGGATCACTCCGGCGCGAGCGCCGGATCAGGCCGCGCTCAGTCGAGCCAGGGAACGACGAGGAGCTCGGCGGTGCCCTTCCACTGGTTGGTGCCGCCGCCGGGGAGCATCTCGTTGTTAAGGAGCGCGCGGGCAGCACCTTCCAGCGAGGGACCGCAGACCAGCAACCGAGGGACGATGCCCAGTGGGCGGCCCCGATCACCCCTGATCTTGCCGAGGCCGACACGCGCCGCCTCGTAGCGGGTCGCGTCCAGGGGCTGCTTTGAACCCCAGGCGAGCTGCCAGAAGCCGTAGCCGACGTTGCAGCGGCCATCGATGCCGTACCGGAACTCGTTCCGGTTGAAGACGGCCTCGTCCGTGTCCGCATCCATCCGGGTCAGTTTGAAGGGTTTCCGGGTCTGGTAGATGATCGGCCGGAACGAGCGACTGTCGTCGATCAGGAACCAGGGGGCACCAGTCCCGCCATCGGTGTTGGCGACCGACGTGATCTGGCCGTTGGCATCGAGCACCGGGTGATCCGTGTCGAAGAAGAACTGGCCGTCGTAGCAGGGCGTCGAGAAGCCGGCCTGCATCGCGGGCCACACCAGCTCGTCCGGGAAGCTGGCGGACGAGCGCCCGAAATCGGTGAAGATCGGCGCATAGACGCCGACGTTGTCGTCTTCGATATCCGGGCGGCTGACGCTGATCGTGCTCTCGAACGACCGGTTGCGGATCAGATAGCCGGCGGTTTCCAGGCTCTCGACGACACGGTCACCGATCCACTCGCGGATCCGGGGCATGTCCTTCAGCCAGCCGTACTCATTCGCGCGCGTCGAGGACGGCACCGTCATGGCGACGCGCTGATAGGTCGGCGTGACGCCGGCAAAGCCGCCCTGGAAGGCGGTGGAGTGCGAGATGAAGAGAGAGCGCAGGTTCGCGTTGTTGACGATCATGGTTCGGCTGACCTCAGGAGAATTCGACCCAGACGCCGAGCTGATCGACGTCGAAGATCGTCCCGGCGACGGGACGGGCGGCGGAGTTGGAGGTCAGCGCCACGGTGTGATCGTCGACCACGTAGCAGGGCTGTCCGATGTCCTTCAGGCCGATCAGGTCGGCCGAGGCCGAGTTGTCGAACTGGAAGATGCCGGTCCGGACCGGGACACGGATCGCGCCGTTGGCGCCCCCGGTATTGTCGCTCTGGCGCTCGGCCATGCCGAGCACCCGGTGCGCCGCCACCGAAGCCGCCGGTACGGCAAAGCCGCTGGCGTCGATGGCGGCCATGGCGCCTGCGAAGATGACGGCGTTCGCCTTCACCAGCGGCTCGCGCAGATCGCCGGAGCGGTTGCGGGTGAGGCGGTTCGTGGTGAGCGCGGCCATTAGAGCGCTCCCTCGCTGAGACCAAGGGAGGCCTTGGTCTTGAGGTAATCCTCGACCGACACGCCGGAGAGCGCGACGATCCGGGCCTCTTCGCCGTCGAGGAGTTGCTTGCCGTCTGCGCCGAGCTTCGGCGGCAAGGCGCTGCCACCGCCGGCGGCGTGAAGCGAGACCATCGATCCCAGCTCCAGGTTGACAGCGACCGGATCGACCATGTGGCGGGCGATGTAGTGGTCGCGCATCACCGTGGGTGCCGCGATCTTGCCGGCCTTGATCGCGGCATCCACCGCCTCGACCGCCTTCTCCCGGCGGCGATCGGTGATCTCAGCGGTGAGCTGCGCCTGGAGCGCGATGACGGCGGCGGCCGGCACCATCTTCGCCGGGTCGTTGAGCGTCTGGACCGCCTGGAGCACGGCGGCACCATCGGCGGTCTCGGGCAGGCCGGCGGCCTTGGCGATCGGCGCCAGGAGCGCGGCATGCGCGGAGGTATCCGACAACCGACCGTCGACGGCCGTCATCAGGGCGGCTTCGTCGGCGTCGGCCGCCAGCCCGAGCTTCGCTCGGAGCTTTGCCAAGAAATCCATCGGGTCTTCCTGTTGGTGGAGCGCGGCCAGGCCGAGCAGGTTGGGACGGTTGACGAGGGAGGCGCGCAGGAGGCCGGTGACCGTGCCGTCCGGTCGATGCGCGATGACGGGCGAGATGTGCCGGTAGTCCTTCGAGGCGACGAGCCGGCGGCCGGCACGCGTCCACTCGACGTCGCCCCAGAGGCCATCGGCCTCGGCGTGAAGACCGGTGATCCAGCCACGCGCCGGCGCGGGCTCGCCGCGCGGAGCGGCAAGGTCGGTCGAATGGTTCTCGTCGAGGGGGAGCCGTGTGCCGTCCGGCATGCTGATCCGGATCAGCTCGGCGACGTCCGCCACCCGGTAGGGGCCGCGTCCGTCCTGAGTGCGGATCTCGCCCGCCGGCAGGAGATGGATGCGCTGGGGCGCGACGGCCCCTTCCACCGCCGCCGGGATCGGCAAGGCGGCGCAGAGCGCAATCTTCGGGGCGGCGGGCTTCGACATGAGCCGACCATGGGCGATCCCGCCCGGCTCGATGCCCCGGACACCTGTCCGGGTCCGGAAGAATTCAGCGGATCGCGCGGATCGGGGGCGGCCCTATGCGCCCGCTTCGTTTTTGAAGCATCATTGAACGCCGTGGGCGGCAGCCGGCGGGTTTGAACCTACGCTGGCGCGACGAGGCCGGGGAAGGGCCTTCCTGGGGCTCCTATGGCGATTTCTATTGCGGCCGGCGCGGAGACCCCCGATATTGGCTACGCGGTCGTCGTGGCAGCTGGGAAATTCGCAGGTCCAGCTTGGCGTCCCGCTTTCGAGCGGGCTGCTGTTACGGGGAAGGTGGCGTACCCCCTCGACGGCCGCACCATCACAAAGCTCCCGACAAGACTTCGTATGTCTTGATGTCCGAGAGATCCGCCGTGCTGACCAGGCCGGCGGTCCGGATGGCGTTGATCTGGATCGTGGTCTTCCGACCCCCGGCTGGCCGGACCTTCACCGGGAAGTCGAGCTTGATGACGATCTTCCCCAGTCTCGGATCGCTCGGCACGTCGAAGACGTAGAGCAGGGCACCGTCCCGCAGATCGCGCAGGACTGCCTTCGCGGTGTCCAGGGTGAGCGGGAGCGTGCGCAGGAGATCCAGCGGCACGGCCTTGCCGGCGCTGGCCTTGGCATCGCGCACCATGTGACCCACGGTGCCGCCGTCGACTGAGATCGCCCCGGACGAAGGCGTGACGCCACGCTGCGCCAGCGCATCGAGCACGTCCTGGCGGATCGCCCCGACGATGTAGGTCGAGCGGTCGAGCGGCTTGCCGGTCGAGGCCAGATCGAACCAGGTCTCGAATTCGGTGGCCAGAGCACGGGCGGGCCATGCCGGCGATGCCGTTGCCGCCGCCGCTAGCTCCGGCGGCGCGTCGATCAGCTTGTCCGCCACCGTCGAGGCGCGCCAGCCGGCCTTACCGGGATTGTAGCCCCAGCCCGGATCGATGCCGTCCGGCACCCTCGTGATCTGGCCGGTGCGGGAGTTGACGAAGTTGCGGTAGGTTTCCGCCGGCGGCGTGAACTTCAGCTCGCCCTTCATGCGCTCGACGTCGCGCAGGGAGAGGCTCTGCAGCGTGCATTCGCAGCCATAGCCGCATGGCGGCGCCCAGGTGTCCCAGTAGGCGTCGTCGACCGGGAGGGCGAGGTTGTGACGGACGATGTGCTGTTTCCGGCGATCCTTCCCGAACAGCAGCGAGACGTAGCGCAGGACTGGCCTCGTCGCCTTGGTGCGCTCGAACTTCGCCCAGTGCCCCGCGGCGTAGGAGACCCGCATGTTGGCCTCGAAGATCGTCTTCAGGCGCCGAGGCGATCCGAGGGTGCGCTCCTGGATCTCGCCCGTGGCCGGGTCCGTCACCTGCTGACGGCCCCACCAACCCTTCTTCTCCAGGACCGGCCGGAGATCCTTGGCGAAGTCCTGAAACGTCCGCCCTTCCGCCAAGGCCTCCACGAGGCCGGCATGGATATCCTTCAAGATGTCGAAGCCGGCCGACTTCGCCACCGTGAACATCGTGGCGTGCTCGGCCTCCCAGGCATCCTGCCAGGAGAAGGTCGGATCGAGGCGGCCACCACGGCGCTGGAGGGCGGCGACGGCTTCGGCAGGAGGAAGCGGCGTCAGCGTCGGCTGCGCCATGGATCAGACCTTATCCGTGAGGCGCTCGTCGGCCTCGCCCGCCAGGCGCGCCGAGAACGCGGCCTGGGCGAGCTTCTCCGCCAGGGCATCCACGCCCATGCCCTGAAAATGCAGCGCGAGGATCCGCGTGGCGTCCTCGATCGAGGTGGCGGCGGCGAGCTTCGGCTCCAGGCCCGCGATCATCGGCGCGACCAACGCCTCCCAACCCTCGTCTGCCAGGATCGCATCGATCGACACGTCCACCGCGTCGCCAGCCGGGGTTGCGGCGGCGTTGAAGGCGGCTTGAAGGGCCACGGGGATCGGTCCGGCCGGGGGCGCACCAGGCGGCAGGACAGGCGGGGCCGGGGCCGCCGGCGGCGTGAGAACGTCGGCGCCGGCGTCGGGATCGGGGAAGCCCAGCATGTCGGCCACATCGGATATCTGGACCCGGAGGCCGAAGGGGACGAGTTCCTTCAGGGCCGTAACGGTCGCCTGGATATCCTTCACGTCCTCGCGGCCGATGCGCAGGCGCGGATAGGACTTCGTGGTGCCGGCGCCGTACTGGAGGTCGATCCACGGGCGGACGAGCTGGCGGTTGAGGACGGCGGAGGTCGCCTTCGCGTCGGCGCGCTCGATATCCGCCTGGACCTGGCGGTGCTCCTGGCCGACCGCATGGCCGCCGGCGATCGCGTCCGTTGTGGCGGTCTGGCCGAGCACGCCCTTGGAGGTTTGCTGATCGAGCCAGTCGGCGCGCTTCAAGTAGAGGTCTGCGCTGGCGTTGCTGTTCTTGAGCTCGATGAACTCGATCATCATCGTGTTGGGGATGACGGCAGCGCAGTCGCCGGCGATGTTCGCGACCGCCGTGTAGAGGATGTCCTTCTGCGCTTCGGAAGCATCAGGGCCATACTTGCCGACCCGGATCGGTTGGCCATAGGTCTGCGTGAAGATCGCCCAGTCCCGGAGCGTGAAGCTCTTGAACATCCAGTTCCAGCACGCGAGCCGGGCGATGCCGGAGCGGATCGGTAGGCCGGACTTGGCCTTGATCTGCGCCGTGATGAACTTGGCAGCCGGCAACGGCACGTCGCCGGTATCCGTGCGCAGGAGCGGCGTGCGGCCGTCCACGAGATCGAAGGTGAACCACCGGGGATCGCGCCATTCCAGGCGCTCTGGCTGCCACATCCCCATGGACGTGTCCCAGATGATCTCGGTGTAGGACACGCCCTTGCCGATGGCGTCGAGGACGTCGAACAGCTCGTCCTGCAACTCGTCGCGCAGGAGCCAGTTGCGGATCATGTCCGCCTTCTCGACATCGAGCGGATCGTCCGACGCGGCATCGACCTGGATCGGCAGCTGCGCCACCGAGCGCTTCCGGGTGCCGAGCACGCCGAGATAATGGAGGTCGCGCTCCTCGACGATCTCGGCCAGCTCGAGGTAGCGCAGGGGCAGGCCCTGATCCGCCTCGCGCATGATGGCGGCGACGCGCCCCGGCGTGAGGCCGTCCGAGGGATAGCCAGATAGAACGGACCGGACGCCGCTCAAGGTCGGGCCGGCCACCTCGCGGGTGAGCACCTCGCGGCGGGCCGGCTGGCCATCGGGTCCGAGGATCTGGGGGACTGCCATGGTCAAAGGCTTCCTCTGAGCCGGGCGCCAAGCGGGCGACGGGCGAGGGGATCAGGGCGATCGTCGTCGTAATCGCTCGACCGCCGCTGCATACGCTCATCGTCGCCCTGACTGCGGGGCGCCGAGCGATAGGCGTATTCCACCACCGGCATCAGCGAGGCGAAATACGCCAGGGCCGCCGCGATGGCCGCGTCACCATGCCGACGCTTCGTCTTACCCTCGGAGGCACCCTCGCCCTTCTCGACGGTTCGGGTGCGTGGAACGCGGGCGATGCCGTCGATGATCTTGACCAGCTTAAAATCGCCGGAGACGTCTGGGTCCGCCGGAAGCGACATGCCGCGCCGCTCCAGTGCGTCCTTCAACTTGGGCATGTTCTCGCGGTACCAGTCGATCGAGAACTTGATCTGGGCGATGCGGCCGGGCCCGTACTTCTGGGCCGCATACTCCGCCTGGGCGGCACCGTTGCCGCCGGCATCCATGGCGCCTCCGCAGAACCTGGGAAGCCGGTCGATGATCCAGCACAGGATCTGGAATTGCTGGGCGAAGGGGATGTTGCGCAGCTCTACCAGGAAGGGGGTTTCGCGGATCATCCCCGGCAGGATCTGGATGGGCCAGATGTCGGTCAGGTCGGACACGCGCCCGAAATCTTGTCCGAAGAAGCTTGGGTAGCGCGGGTCAAGCCGTTCCAGGGACGGACCGATGACGGTCTCGCACCACGACCGAGCGAGGGCTTCGCGCTCTTCCTCCGGCTGATACGCGAATGCAGCGGGCATCTCCCAGCGGTGGACCGGGATGTCCCGGCGCATGCACGCCTCGATCACCGCCGGCAGGAGCCAGAAACCGGTCCCCTCGGACGGGATGACGAACAGCTCTTCGTCGGCGCCGTCGCCGTAGATGGCGATGATCTCGGCGCGCCAGGCCGCCTCGCCCTCGGGAGACCACTCCTCGCCCTTGCGCAGGCAGACCCGTCGATAGAGGCCATCCTGGAGCGCCTGGTCGAAATCGACCTCCACCAGGGCATAGGGCCGTCTCCCGGCACGGACGTCCTCAACGAGGCGGTTGAACGGGTTTCCCTCGCCGTTGTGGGATGAGATCACGAGCACCTTGCCGCCCCAGATCAGCAGGGCGAAGGCGGCCTTCAACAGCCCTTCAAGGTCATCGTGGAACGCGGCCTCGTCGATGATGACGTAGCCCTGGCGACCACGAAGCGAGCGCGGCCGGGACGAGAGCGCCGTGATCTCGAAGCCGGAGGCGAAGCGGATGCGGAACGCCTGGATGTGCTTAGTGTCGGCTGGATCGCGCTCGTTGACGTCGTCGAACAGGAACTCGCCAACAGCCGTGGCCGCCTGCGAGAAGGCCACCGCCCACATCGCGCACACGTCGATGAACTCGCGTGCCATGTCCAGATTATAGCCGATGTAGAGGGTATCCATTCCTCTGGCATCGCGCGCTGCGGCCGAGGTCAGCACCGCGTCGGCGCCGACGCCCCAGGTAGCTCCGACGCGTCGGGACTTTGGGCAGACGGTGACCTGGTTGACCGCCGTCGTCTCCAAGAGACGACGCTGGTAGGCCATGAAGATATCCGGATCGCTCGGGTCCAGCTCGGACGGCAGGCCGATCAGGCTCTCGCGGCGAAGGTGCGCCCATTCCTGTTCCGAGATCGCGCGGCCGACCCGGAAATCCTCATCGCGAACAGGGGCGCTCATGGCGCGGCCGGCTTAGGCAGCTTGAGGCCGAGGATGCGCTCTTTGATCCCGCGCACCGTGTCGCCGGAGAGACCCTTCTCCTGGGCGACCGCATCGATCGCGGTATCCGTCGCCTTCTCCAGCCGAGCCTGCATTTCGGCTTCGACCTTCTGACGGCGGTCGCTGGAAATCTTCTGCGCGGACACGGTCGACTGGAAGGCTCGGGCCAGCTCCATGGCGTCCTTCGGTGTCTTCACGCCTGCGCCGTCGCCGGCAAGCTCGATGATGAGCGTCTTGATGAACTCGCCGAGGATGATGGTGTTCTCGTCAACGTCGGCGGCCGTGAACTGGCTCGACACGCCCTCGAACATGGCGCGCGCCTCCTGCATCCGGCGCTGGGCGGCGGCGCGGTTCACCGAGTGGCGGGAGAAGGCGGACTTCGAGACGCCCTCGATCCCCTTTGCCTCCAGGCGATCGTTCAGCTCGAAAAGGATGTCCTGTTGAGTGCGGGTACGCTGGGCGAGCTGCTGGGTCGCCCAGACGATATCGTCGGCCGCCTCCTCCGGCAGCATGTCGATCGACGAGAGGCGACGGCGCTCGGCCATTTCAGACCCCCAGCGAGGGCTGCTTGATCCCCTCGATCCGACCGCGCCGCAGGACGTGATCGACGCCGGCGGCCGTGATCTGCGCGATGAGGACGCTGCCAGCCTCGGTTGCCCGGACCGCTCCCAACTCCTCCATCTTGCGGATCTGCGTCTTCACCCAGTCGCGGGACCGGTTGTGACCGAAGCTCTGAAGCACCGTCTCCAGCAGCCCGTCGTGAAGGCTGCCGTTCGACTGGATGTAGAGTTCGCGCAGGATGATGAGCCGAGCATCTTCCTCGACGTGACGGGAAAAGGAGGCGGTGGTCATTTCGGGGCCTCTAAGCCTTTGCCGGCGATGTGGGGGAGGGCAGCGTTGATCAGGAAGTCTTCGATCCGCCGGAGGGAGTGACCGTTCGTCGTGAGCGTGTCGTGCATCCCGTCGACCTTGCCGGTGAGGCCAGCGACCTCCAGGCGCACCTGGTTGAGGCTGTCCTTCGTCGGCATCGACTGCATCGACATGCGGATGTTGCGCACGTCGTGATCGTTCTGGTTTTGCTTCGTCTCCAGCGTCGCCAGGCGCGAATGGATCGCATCCAGCTTCGCGTCGGTGATCGGAGCCCGCACGGTGCGCTGCCTGCGCGGGACCAATAGGCCGAGCAGGAACACGGACAGGACGCCAATACCGACCGCCACGGCGATCCACGGGTCCGTCATTTCACCAGCTCCGCCAGCTCGGCGTCGATATCGTCCGGATGCAGGCGGCCGTCGCGAACGGCGGTGAGCAGATCGATGGCCCGGCGGAGCTGGATGCGGAGCAACTCAAGGCTCGTCAGCAACTCGCGCTGGCGGTCCTTCAAGTCGTCGTTCTCCGCCTCGATCCGCTCGACGTCCTTATGAAGCTCATCCTGGGCGAGGACGAGCTTGTCGTACTGGGCGATGACGCGATCCAGGAACCCCGTCTTCTGCTGATCCGACCGGGTGCCGTCGAACAGGTTGGCGGTCTTCGCGAACACGATGATCGCCAAGACGAGCCCGACGATCGCGGCTGCGATGTAGGCTCCGGGCGGACCCGTGCCTTCGATGATGCGAAGGACGCTCTCGACGGACTTGTCCACCTAGCCGACCTTCCGAGGCTGCCCCGAGAGGTAGAGCGCCCCGCACAAGGCCGCGCACCCGATGATCGGGTAGATCAGGACGCCGGTCGTGAGCTCGATCCGGTAGAGGCTCACCGGAACCGTGATCCAGATCCAGGCCGACAGGAGGCACGCGGCAACCCGGACGGACCTCAGCCAAAGGCGGAAGAAGCCGAGAGCGTGGAGCGCCGTCAAGACGGCGAAGAAGCCCAGCCAGTACGCGTCGGGCATCCAGGACAGGCCCACGAAGGCCCCGCGGTCGAAGACATGAGGGCGCGTCAACATCAGACCGCCCCAGGCCGCCGCGAACAGCCCCAGCAGTAGATCGATGCCCGGAGCATGGGGACCGAACAGCCACTCGACGAACCGGACGAGCGGCGTCACCGTCGCTTCAGCAACGCGCTTCATGTGCCTGTCAGCCCTTCTTCGCCGTGACGGCCTTGGAGGCCTTGAACCGGCCGACGATGGTGAGGACGGTGGAGCCAAGGGCGAAGACAGCCACCACCGCGGCGTAGGACTGGTCGATCAGGATCTGCTGAGTTGCCGGGTCGATCTGGTAGCCGGCGACGCCGACGATCATGCCGGCCACGCCCAGCCCGGCGCCCCACATCGTCTTCGACATCCAGAAGGGCTTGGTGCCTTCCAGCCCCTGGGTTTCAGTATCCTGCCGCATGATCGTCTCCGGTGGTGACCGCCCTCAGGCGGCGATGGGAAGGTCGAAGGCCTGGCCGCGCAGGGGGAACATCGCCACGGCGATTGGCGCCTTGGCCTTGGTGAGCGCGGCCGCCATGGCGGAGCGCGTGGCGGGGCCGACGCGACCGTCCACCGTGAGGCCGGCGCTACCCTGGAATTTCCGGACGGCCTGGTCCGTTGCAGGCCCGAAATCTCCGTCCACCATGTCAGCGTATGGCAGCAGGCCGAGCGCCACGAGGTCGGTTTGGAGAGCGCGCACGCCCTCGGGATGCAGCGAGCCGCGGCGCAGAACGACGCCAACGGCTTCGTCCGCAGCGGGCAGGACAGCGGCGCCGTAAGCTTTCGTCTCGAAGAGCGTGCGCTCGGCCGAGCGACGGTTGACCAGACCAGACATGATCCGGCCGGCGGCCTTGTTCCACAGCAGGAAAGCGGCCCCAGCCTCGAACGTCTTACCGGCGTTGAGCAGGCGGACGACGCTGCTGTTGTTGAAGTTGCCGGGTCCGATGTTGAAGCACAGCGAGACGAGGGCATCGAACTGATTTTGGTTCAGCGGCACCTTTACCGCTTTGCGCACGGCGCTCTCGAAGCCGACCAGGTCGCGGCTCAAGATCTCGAATGCCACCGCTCGGGTGATCGTCATCCCCTTAACGACCACGGGGCTGCCGGCCGCCGAGGTATGGCCGATGCCGATGGTCCAGGGTTTCCCGCCGGTCCCCGGATCGGGGTAGGCCTTCAGCACAACGCCTTCCCAGCCGGAAAGGAACTGCTTGCCATTCTCCGAGGTCGAAAGGTCGTTCAAGGCCATGCATCCAGTCCCGCGTGATGCAGGGACGATGCGTCGAGATCAGGTATTGCGTACCCCGGACAGGCTGTCCGGCATATTAGCCGTGTGCCGGGTTTAGCGTCCCCCGGACCGGTGTCCTCTCCTAGAAGAGGTTGCCTTGATCGCTGTCCACGTCTTCACGGAGTTTGGCACGGGCGCGACGGACGGTGCGTCCGTGTACCTTCATTTCCTGCGCGATCTGCGCTTCGGTCAAGCCCGGCGTGGCCGCCAAGTCCAAGAGCCGCCGACGATATTCAGCCATGAAATTGGATGGGCCGCGCGGGATCTCGACAGCAAGCCCGCCGATGCCGGTGGCAATGTGCTTCGCCAGCACGGTCGCCGCCTCCATCCCGATTGCAGCAACGATGGGGCTATCCTCTCGGATATCAGCACGAACATAAAAGCGGGTGCCGCCCATCGCCGCCACGAGCCGGAGAGCGGCAACGTCGCCGATCACGTCCGCCAGCTCGTCGAGGGGAATGTAATAGGCGGCACCCGTCATCAGAGGGCACCTCCGGCCGAGACGTGGGAGGCCTGGCGGCCGGTCATCTCGCTCCACCGCCGCACTGCGAGGTCGCAGTATTCCGGTGAAAGCTCGATGGCGTGGCAGATCCGGCCCAGCTCCTCGGCGGCGAGGATCGTCGTGCCCGAGCCGAGGAAGGGATCGTAGACACGATCGCCGACGACGGTGTGATTGAGCATCGCGCGACGCATCACCTCCACCGGCTTCTGCGTGCTGTGCCCGCTCTCCGATTTGCGGTGAGGAATGGCCCACACCGTCACCTGACGTCGGTCGCCCTGCCAGTTGGCCGTTTTCCCTTTCCGCACCGCGTACCAGCATGGCTCGTGGCGCCAGTGGTAGTGTCCCCGGCTGATGATGAGGCGGCCTTTGTCCCAGATGATCTGGGAACGCGGTACGAAGCCAGCCGCCCGCAGGCTGGCCTCCACCAGGCTGCCGTTGAGAGCACCATGCCAGACGTAGGCGATGTTGCCGGGGAAGAGCATCCAGGCGGCGCGCCAGTCCGCCTGATCGTCGTTAAGCACAACTCCGAGAGCGCGGCCTGCCTTGCCCGCCCCCATCATCTCCCGCCAGTCGGGCTCGTAATTCACCCCATAGGGCGGGTCGGTCGCCATCAGGTTCGGCACCTCGCCGTTGAGTGCGAGGGCGACAGCTGCCGGGTCGGTGGCATCGCCGCAAACGAGGCGATGCGCGCCCAACAGCCAAATATCGCCGAGCTTCGAGCCCGGCGTTAAGGTCTTTTCCATGCTCTCGCTTGATGTTGCTCCCACCGCCGCGGCGGTGGCGGGATGGCCGTGGGAACGGCCGCTCATGGTCATGCGAGGCGTCCTCTCGCGGTTCAGGGTGCTTCCAACACCCTGACCCCCGCCCCTTCGGGCGCGGATGGTTTCACACACGCGAACAGCCTGGCTCATGACGCACCCATTGCTTTGAGAAAGCGGGCTCGCGTCTTCGATCCGGCGATGTTGCGGGCGTTCTGCGAGGGCGTGGCCCAGCGCAAATTCTGGCGGCGGCAATCGAGCGTCCGGCCGTTCTTATGGTCGCCGACAGCGCGCTTGATCCGAGGCCGCCCATCGCGGCGCGTCAGGATCTCTCGATGCAGGTAGATGGTCTGCCCGCCGACACACCGGCGCGCGTACATGTGGTCGGGCCGGGCAATGGCGAACACGCCCTCGGCAACTTCGGCCATCTCGCCTGATCCGTAGGTGTGGCACCATTTGAAGGCGCGAGCCCAGGCATAATCCTCTGGGTCTACGATGGCGTAGACGTCGAACCGATCCGACAGGTGGAGGTAGCTGGCCTCCGCGATCGGCGCCTCCACCGGCCAGCAGGTCGGATCGAAGGGGTCGGGCAGGTCGAGCGGCGCGACCCGGATCATGTCCGCACCTCCCGCTCCCAGGCCTCGCGACCGTCATGGTGAGGAGCGATCGCCGCTCGCGCGTGCGGATCGCGGAACCAGCCCGGCTGGGTAAGGCACAGCGCGCAGAGCCGGAATTCCGGCGGCTCATTGGCATTGACGATGACGATGGGCTCGCCGCACTCGAGGCAGATGAATTCAGCTGCCACGGCGGACCTCCGCTGCCTGCGGTTCGTCGGCGACGAAGCTCGGCTGGTTTGGCCGATGCTTCCCGCAGTAGTGCTGGCCGAAGCTCCTCAGAGTGCAGCCAAAGCCGTAGGGCGCGCGCTCGCGGCAGCCGGGGTGGAAGCAGATCGGCAGATCGCTGGGCGCCGGCGGTGGCGTGAAGAGCTTCTTAGCCATCAGGTGAGCCTTCCTGATGCGACGGCCTCGATCCCCTGCCGAACGATCGCGCGGCCCTCCGCAGAGATGACGAGGCCCACAGCCCGAACGTTGATGATCTGAATACCGAGAGGCCGGAGCTTGGTCCGAGCCCGCGAGACGTGGACCTCCATGGTTTCTTCGCTGGGGGTACGGTCGATAGATCCGGCGGCAAGCCGGGCACGGTTGTGAGTGAGAGGCCCCTCCGCCTGCGCGAGCGCCACGACGAGGCGCGTCTCCGCCGGCGACAGGCGCCATGCTCGCGGCAGCCAAGCCACCGGCACCAGGGCATCGCGGAGCTGGCGGTTCTCTTCCTCCAACTCCTCGATCCGCTGGCGCATCTCATGGAACACAGGGTGCCGCCACGGGGCGGGAGCGTGGGCCTCAGCCGGCATGACGCACCTCCGCCTTTCCGGAGGTTTCCAAAGCCTTCCGGTTTTCCAGGGCCTTCCGGAGCTTTCCGCCGAGCGCCTTGGCGGCCTCGTCTAGCTCGGCCGGGGTGAGGGACGGATCGTCGAGAGCGCCGACCCGGCGCGAGCCGCCGCGCACGATCCGGGAGACGTAATCCTGCAGGCCCTCACAGTGCTCGGGCGGACCGAAGGGCTCGACCGCGCCGAGCTCGATGCAGCGGAGCCACTGCCGGCGCAGGATCTCGCGCTTCATCATGAGGATGGTCTCGACGGCCGGCGTGCCGGGCTTCGGGACTGGCCACCGCACGCCGACGCGGATCAGCCATCCCTTCAAAGCCTCGATCGCCCTGGCGGCGTCGGTCGCGTCCTGCAGGAACCGCGTGTGCGACAGGCTGGTCTGCCGCTCGATGAAGGCGTGCATGGCGCTGTCGCGGCGATCCTCGACCTCGCCGAGGTTGTAGAGCGCCAGCCACATGGCCTGCAGCTTCGGGGCATACTTGCCCTGCGCTTTGGTCCGGCCGCGCCCTTGAACGGGCGTTGAAGCGCCTGGAATGTCCCGCAGGCGCTTGAGCAGACGGTCCGCGTCGGCCGCCGTCAGGAATTTCGACGAGGAGACGCCGAAGCCCTGGAGCATGGCGCGGTAGGAGGCCTCGTCGAGGCGCGTCCGCGTCTTGATCGCGTGGATGGTTCGGATCTGCTCCGGAAGGATGCGGGCGGCGCTCATGGCTGCCTCGCGAGGTATTCGGTGACCGCCGTCACGATCACGGCCTCGGGCGTCGCCGCCCATGCCGCGATGTGATCATGCAGGCGCCGATTGACGTCGTTGGGCAGGCGGACGGCGTACATCATGGCGTCCGCCGAGATGACGATCGCGCGCTTTCTTCCCGGAGACCGTCGCAGATGCCCCTTCGCCTTCAGCTCGGCGACGATCCGGTGAGCACCGCTCTTCGCGCGGAGCCCGAGATGGTCCGCAAGCTCCTGAAGGGTCGGGGCGAGGCGGCCGGCGGCGACTTCGCTCCGAATGAAGTCGAAGGCCCGCTGTTGGGTTTCGGTGAGGCCGGGCAAGGTCACGATGCCACCTCCATCGGATCGAGGATGCGCAGGGCCGCCTTGGCGACCTCGAACATGAGACCGTCATCGGCGCGGAGGCGCACATGCGTCTCTGAGATCTCGCCGACGACGTGGCCGGTGATTTCCGTGCCGTCGTTCCGGTCGAGGATGGCCACGCGGATCCGCGCGGCGACGGCCAGCGCCTGGCCCAGCTCGGCGAAGATGCCCATCACCGGCCTCCCGAGCTGCGGGCGCCATGGGAGACGCCGCGCAGGGTGCCCAGCATGGCGTCAGTGTGTTGGGTCATCGCGCGCCGAGTGGCGATGGCGCGCAGCTGAGCGCCGATCAGGGCGCAAAGGCAGGCGGCGACCATCGTCCAGGCCGGACCGTCCTGGACGGCCACGGCGGCGGCGATGGTGGCGCCGGAGATCGCCAGCCATTCGAGGGTGATGAGGAGGATGCGCGAGATCATGACGCGACGTCCTCGTCTTCGGCCGCTTCCATGACCTCTTCCTGGAGCTGCAGGAGCGCGCCATCGAGAGGATCGGGGCAGGCCTGGCCCGCCTCGTAGTCTCCGGAATTCGTGACGAAGACGGCCGCGCCGCAGTCGAACACTTTCTCCAGGATGCAGTGATCCGGGATGCCGTCGTCCGGTGTGTTCGTCACGCGCACGTCGGATCTGCAGCACGGGCAGTCTGTGAGGGCGGCGATGAGCCGTTCGATGAGAGCGCTCGACATCACGCCACCTCGCGGATTTGGGAGGCTGTCGGCTCGACGGCGAATTCCTCGGATGCGCGCGAGACCGACACCCCCGGAACCTTCTCGGCGATGGTTCGAGCCGCGAGCATGGCGCCCTTGTCGATTTCGACCTTGGCACGCAGGAAACCGTTGAGGGTGCCCAGCTCATCACGAAGCGCGGAGTATTCGTCCTTCCGCCCCTCTTTCTTGGCGTCGGACATCTGAAGCGAGACGGCGAGGGATCTCTCGCGGACGGCAGCGACGACGTCCTCGATCTTCAACTTGCCGTGCTTCACCGAGTAGCGGCCTTCGCGCCACAGGATGATACCGCTCGCCATCTGGACGGTCTTCGTCTTGCCGCCGGCGGTAAGGCGTTCACGATGAGCCGAAGCCCAAACGGACAAGCCCTTGACCAGGGTGTCTTCCACGGTCTGCGACGCCCTCACTGTTTCGGCGTGCGCAGTCTCCAAGGCCGCGACCTGGGCGTCGTGCCTGGTCTGAGCCTCTAATCGATCACGTTGGACCGCCCCGACCTTGGCGATCATTTGCTCAGCCTCGGCGTCGCTTTGCGGCACCTTGAGGTCGATGTCGGCTGCCTTCGTCTTAGCCCTGGCCACGGTCGGCCTCCTGGATTGCGGTGGTGGTGGGGAGGGGGAGATATCCGGCAGCGAGCAGCAGCTCCTGCAGGGCCGCGTAGCGGTCGAGGTCGGGATGGCCTGTCGCGTAGGCGGCCGAAGCCTGGGCGATCGCGTCGAGCTGGACGGCGAGGATGACCAGCGACACGATCGCGTTGAGCGAGAGCCCGGTGACCGCCCGTGAAAGGCCGGCCTCAGGGGTCGAATGGATGCGCCTGGCCACCGCCATCGCATCCTCGAAGGACAACGGGATCATTCAAGCCTCCTTGAAATCGGAGTGAGGACAGCCGGAGCGGCACGCGCGGAAGACGCGGGCACGAGCTGCGGAGCTGGCTGAAAAGGGCTTGCGCTGTTCGGCGATGCAGCTGTCCCGGCCGATCTCGCCGAGCACGGGGCACTGGACTGCCTCGCCCATCATCGCCCCTCGGATCCGGGCGAAGACGGTCGGAACGTCGCCGGTGTAGCCATTGGCGATGACGTGGCTGACGAGGCTCGGAGAGAGCCCCAGCGCCTTCGCTGCGGCCACGCCGGTCCTGCGATCAGCGTAATCTGCGAGAGCGATCACCTCGGCCGGGGCGTTCTCGCCCCATGCCGCCCGTGCCTTCTCGACCATCGTGATTTTGCCAGGGCGGATCATGAGCGATCCCCCGAGCCGAACACGACGTTGCGGTTGCGATCGAGAACGCCGCCCTGGCTGAGAACGGCCGGCGGGCGAGGGCCGGTATTCATGCCCGGCTTCAGCCTGAGAACGGCGCTGGCGCGGCCTTCTGCGGCGTGAACCTCCTGGAGGTAGCCAGCCTTGATCAGAGCGCGAGCGTAGTCTCTGGCCGCGCCCGTGCTGACGGAGATGTCATCCGTCGAGGCCTGCAAGGCGAGGTCGCGGGTGCGGAAAGAACCCATGCCCCGCATGGCCGTCCAGATCTGTGTCTGGACCGGCCCTGGCTGGGCCGGCAAAGCACAGGCCTTGGCGATCGGGTCTAACGAATTGGTAACGTTAACCCGGTAGACCCGTGTGACGCGATTGAGCGGGCTCTTCCGGGTGCCCACAGCCTCGATCACATGGGCTTTCGCGCAGGCGAGGATGTAGCCGCGCACGAGGCGCTGCGTCGAACCCTTGAAGGGATCGCTGATGTCGCTGATCGTGAACCCGCCATGGATGCGGGAGAGCGCACGCATGCGCGACCAGAACGCCTGATGGCTGCCGGCGCGGGCGAGGGAAGCGGGGGCGGCCATTATGCAGCCTTCCCAAAGCGAAGGCCGCCACCGCGCGGTGCCGGCGGTTTCCCGGTGTAGATCTGGCCATCATAGTCGTCGCCAACAGCATCGACGCCGTGGTTGCGCGCCCATTCGCCGATCTGATCGAGGTTCGTAACGACGCGTCGGGCGCGACCGTCGCTGTACTCTCGGACCCGGTCGAGAAGCCGGTCCTCGATCTTTACGGCCGGCACGTAGATGGTCGCGAGCTTCTTGGTGTCTTCCAGGTCGCATGGCTCGGCCAGAACCCAGTCGAGCACCCGGTTATGCACGCGCTCGTGCTTGAGGAGCTTGGTCGGCAGAGCCTCTTCGCCGATGAGGACGACCGGCGCCTGGCTGTATTCGGCCAGTTCGCGAACCAGCTCGATCATGCCCTTGTCGACGAGCTTGTCCGCCTCGTCGATCATGAGGGGCCGGGTGAAATTCTCGCCCAGCAGCTCGATGGCGCGCTCCGCCATATCGGCGACCGTACCGCGAGGATCGGTGACGCCGAGTTCGCGGAGGATCGCCCGGATGAAAGTCTTCCGGGTCCAGCTGTCGCCGACCTCGACCCTGACGGCGCGCGTCTTGTTCTGGGCGTAGATGGATGCCCAGGACTTTCCGTAGCCGGAGAAGCCCGACATGACGCCGATGTTGGGTAGATGAGGGCCGCGAGACTGTAGTTTCTTAACCAAGCCCATCATCGAGATGACGTTCTTGAGGGCGGCGTAACTGACGGCCTTGTGGGCGGTGCCGTTGTTGTCCATGATGTCTCCTGTTCAAACTTCTCGCCCCGGTCTTTGCGCCGGGGCTTTTTCTTGGGCGCTACCGCAGAGCGGCCTCGCCAAAGTCCTGGTACGCGTCCGAAAAGGTCGCGAATTCAGAGCCGGCCTCGTACCGGCCGAGCCACTTCACCTCGTCGGGCTCGACCTGCTGGCCGGCATCGATCCGCGCCTGGATTTCCAGGGCGCGCTTGAAGCGCTGTTGAGGGGTTTCGGTCCGGCGGAGGGGCTGGACGTTGCTCTCGGGAGCGCAGTCCGCCTCGATCTCCGCACGAAGGCGCGTGGCGGCGGCATTCCCTCCCTGCGGCACCGGCGCGGCCGGCTCCGAGGATCGGACGGCGGCGCTCGCTGCCTCGATCTCGACGGTGGAGTGCGCTTCCTGAGGGCGGGGGAACGTGACGAGGTTGCCGGCCTTCGTGGCGGCTTGCCCGAGGATCGTCTCCACCATGTCCCGAGGCTTGATCTTGCGGGCCTCGCGGCGAATTTCGGCGCTTCGCGTGGCGATCGTTTCCTTCTGGGCAGCCTTTGCCAGGGCAAGGGCCTCCATCGGGTTCACGCCCATGATCTCGGGACAGATCGCCTCGCCGAGGTAGGCCGAACCGTCCACGTCGAAGAGCATGGCCCGGCCCAGGTCCGCCGGGTCCATCCTCACCAGCACCTGAGTGCCGGGGAACACACCGGTGGCGAGGTACAGGGAGCCGTCGATCCGCAGCCCCTGCTTGCCGACCGTGCGAACACCGTCCTTTCCGGCGACAGCGGCCAGGAGGATGTCGAGGGCGCGCTCGTCTTCGATCTGCCGGATGGCGCCGCGATAGCTGGCGGCGGCCTCGAAGGGGCTCCGGCCACCTAACCCGGCATGCGGGGCGTGCTGATACCGATCCGCAGCCCAGCGATCGCAGTAGCCTTGCAGATCCGCGCCGGTCAGATCGACCTGAAAGGCCTTCGCGTCATCGTTTTTGCCAAGGCGGGCGGAGAAGGCGCGCCGCGCCTCGATTACCTTGCGATCGGCGACGCTGTGCCCGACGAAGCCTGGAAGCAGCGGCGCAAAGTCCCGCTGGAACGTGCCGATCGCCCGCTCCACATGAGCCTTGGCTTCGGGGGTAAAGGCCGGTGACAGCTCCTTCTCGATCCCGAGGGACGCCATGAGGCGCTGAATGGATTTCGCGGTGAAATCCGAGCCGTTGTCCGTCTTGATCCGCTCCGGAACGCCCCAGGCGAGGATTGCCCTACGCAACATGAGGCCGACCGCCTCGGCCCGAGGGGTGCGAGAGACGTAGACCACCAACCGGCGCGAATAGATGTCGATCGCCACGTACACCGAATGGCGCCCGTCCACGCACAAGGCGTCCATGGGCGAGGCGTCGATCTGCCAAAGTTCGTTGAGCCGGGTGACGCTACGGTCCGAGTTAGACCCAGCGACCCGATACCGGCTCTTGAAGCTGTCCGGATTGGTCATCGCGGTGAGCAGCGCGCGGTCTGTCGTGCGCCAGCGCTTCAACGCGTCTTGAATGGTGCGGATAGGAGGAAGCGGAACCGTCTCGACCACGCCACCAGCACGGACGACCTGGACGGTCGGTCCGAACCGCCCCAGGAGCATTGCCCGGACGTGGTCAGCCGAGAGATGCGGCTGCCGGGTGATCAGCGCCAGGATGAAGATGCGGACTTCGCCATCATTGGCGCTGTCCAGAACACCAGATCCCCGGCGAGCTGCGCCACGGTCGACCGCCAAGCTGACGGTGCGGCCTTCGCGAGCTGCGGCACGCCAGCGCTGAAGAGTGCGAACAGTCAGCTTGGGGGCTGATGCTCTGACCCAGTCGGGCACGGAAATCCGACCGCTGACATAATCGCGGACGAAGATCGCGTCCGCATGGCCGCGCGGCAGCCGTGCGTCCGATTTGATGCTGTCCGCAGCCGCCAGAAGCGCCAAACGTGCATCACGAGCCTCTGCCGCATCGTCGCGTAGCCGCACGGCGCCGGCCTCGGCCTCGGCTGCTGCAGCAACTTCAACAGGCACAGCCTGCCCGGCGAACCGGGCCACGTAGGCCTTGCGAACCTGGGGGGGAAGGAGATCGAGGTGATACTCGATACCGCCGCCGGAGCCGGTCCGGGCGCGGGAAAGACCCCGGCGCTGCGACCAGCCCTCACGCTCGGCCATTTCGTTGATGTTGCGCTTCGAGGTCGGAAGACCTGGAAGGCCGAGCGCCGCGATTTCGGCAGCTGTGAGCCACATCTTCATCGACGGCCCCCAGCTTGCTGGGCGGCGATCTCGTCCTCGATGTCGATCTGCCGAGGATCCGGAGCATCGCCGGCAGCTTCAACCGCAGCAGCCTTCGCACCGCGCTCGCGCTTCACCTTTGCCGGCACAGCCTCAACGAGATCGGCATGCGCCATGAAGCGGCGCCGAACCTCTTTGCTCGCGCGCTCCCAGTTGGCGACGAGGTGGCGATAGAGTGCCTCCTGAGGGTCGTCCTCGCCTGTCGGCGCCATGCCGATCTGGATCTTCGCCTTGCTCACCGAGGGCGCGAGACCCTTGATGACCATGTCCGCAAGCACCTCCTGGCGATCAACCGGCTCTGCGGCCAAGCGCTGAAGCTCGGAGCCGTTGCGGGCCAGGGGAGTGCCGCGGATCGCGGCGATCGCCGCCGGAGCTAGTGCCTGGGCGAGCTGAAGGGAGGCGTAAACCGTCCTCGGGCTGAAGCCGCATCGCGCTGCGGCCTCCTCAGTGAAGCGGCCCGCATCAAGTTGCAAACCTTGCAACTTGATATTTGCCTTTGCCTTCTGTGACTTGCGGTCTCCGCCGTGTGAAGCTTCGGGATGAAGCTGATCCCACACCCGGCGGCGCTCTGCGAAGAACAGCGCACGATCGAGGGCGTTCAGCTCATGCCGGATGAGGTTTTCATCCACCTCGGCAAGACGCGCCTGAAGCGCAGTGTAATCTCGGATTTCGGCTCTGATCTCGGCCCAGCCCAGAAGCCGAGCCGCGGCAAGCCGGTGACCGCCAATGACTAGAGCATAGGGCTGATCACGCTGCTCTTCCTCGGGAGCCGCCCGAACGACGATGGGCTGCTCTTGCCCGGCGGCATCCATGGCCGCCGCGAGCGCTTCAACCCAGGAAGGATCGACGTCACGGAGCCGTCCGGCGTCGCAGATCTCTGCGATCGGCAGCATCGCGGAGGACGTGGGATAAGAGGCGCGCATCAGGCTGCCCGCCTGCGGCTATTCACGCGTGGCGGCAGGCTCAGCGGCTTGTCGTTCTTCCCGTACCAGTGCGGCCAAATCTCATGGCGGCTCACGCCTAGAAACTCGGCGATAACCTGATTTGCGCGAGGATGCCGGCGGTACAGCGAGGCCTGGACCGTAGACGGTCGAAATCCTGCTTCCTCGGAAAGCCGACGCAGGGATTTCCCCGCCTTTCGGACCGCAGCCAGGATGTCCTGGTGATGCCAAGCGTTGGGTGACAAGTCCGTCTCCTATCGCGACCCAAAGCTGGCCGTGTTAACGGTGTCAGCGAGTCAGACTTGTCTGATTTAGACACAGTCGTCCATAGGGTCAACAACTTTGTCCAGGGTTGGTCGAAAATGTCCGCTGGTTTCGAGGCCGTGAGCCCAACCTTGGCAGAGCGCCTCACGTCGCTTCTCAGGGATACGCCGAGCCTAAGAGCCAAGTTGGTTCAAGGGCTTGGGACATCCGAGAAAACGATCTCGCGATGGGCGAAGGGTGAAACCGAGCCCGGTGCAGCTGATGCCGTGAGGGTCGCGCAGATCGCGGACGTGAGCCTAACTTGGCTCCTCACAGGATCTGATCAGGTCGTTTCTGTCGCCGGAATGGACGGCGATGTCATTTGGGTGCCGCACCTCAACATCAAGGCGTCCGCCGGACCTGGCCGAGTAGCCTTGAACCCTGAGCTGGTTGCGAACCGCCCCATCGCGTTTCGCGAAGCCTGGCTCCGGTCCATGGGAGTAATGCCGCAGAACGCGCACTTCCTGACGGCCGAAGGTGACAGCATGTATCCCACCATCCAGGACGGCGACATTATGCTGGCCGACAGTGGGTATGGGCGAGTAGCAAATGGTAAGATTTATGCACTCGTTACCAACGGGCTAGTCGTTGTGAAACGATTGCATTTGCTTGCGCAGGGCGGGCTTACTCTTATCTCTGATAACGATCGCTATCCGCCAGAATACATTAAGCCGGAAGATATCAACGGACTTAGTATTGAAGCTCGGATAGCTTGGTATGGAAGGGCCATCTAAAGAATTTAACTGATCTTTCCATTCATATGGCACGCAGTAAAAAGTGAGATAATGGTATGGCCGTGGATTTGATGAGGCTTATCAACGCGAAGCATAAGCTAAATAGGGCTATTGAGCATATTGATGAGTTGGCCAACCTGTTGGCTAATTTTGAGGAAGGTGGATTTCACACCTTTGTGCTAGAAAACGATGATGCTGGCAAACCACACATTGTATTGCGGTATACAGATTTGCCGGTGAAGGCATCGATTATATGCGGAGAATTTGCATATCAAGCCAGGTCTGCCCTAGATATTGCTTTCGTGCAAACAGCTATAGATAATGGATCGACAAAAGAGCGTCTGGGATTTCCCTTTGCTAAGAGGCGAATAGATTTACTGTCAGGTAAAACGCCTCAAGTAAATTCGCTTGCAGAGGTGCCCGCAGCTGTTCGGCAAGCGGTGCTTGATTTTGAGCCCCATGAAGAAGAAGGCGGGGATGTTTTCCTGGTAGGATTAAATCATATTTGTAACAACGATAAGCATCTTGATTTGTTGAATTTAACCGCATCTGTTGGTCATGCGATGTCGTTCAATCGTGATAATGAAGGCTCTGAAGAAGACGGACTGTTGGCTGCCGGCTTTATGGGAACGCTGGCTGCTAAGGTCGACACTCTATATGGTTGGTTTGGATATAGGGGTGAAATCAGTATTCCAGTTGGCTTCTTGAGTTGCACTCCTGAGAGAATGGTAGAAATCGCAAATCGTTATATTAAAATGCATCCGCGTGTATTAATTAAAAATGAAAAATTGTCCTTAGATTATGATGTAATTGAAGCGTGCGTGCAGATTATAAATAGGGTTGGCGACGTTATCGAGGCGATTGAGAATTCGGTATAGGCAACTGGAATTCTTAGAAAGCGGTATCTCATTCTTTTTGGCCTATTATCAAAGGGCATAAAATGGCGAAGATTGGTTTAATCGGCGGCGGTCTACTCATTTTATTTGTGCTTGTTGCTCTCATTTCCGGTGATAACAGCACCCTTCCTCAGAAGATTGAGCGGGAGTGCAAGAAATCATATGGGAGCCAAGGGGAGACAGCGGTCCTCGAGTGCCAGGCCAATATGTCGATCCGCTACCTACAGGACGCTGAGAAGGATCGGGCCAGCAGCACGTATGGCCGCATCCGATAGCGTGGATCCATCGAGTAAATCAGGCCTTGCCCCTTACGCCGAAGACACATTCGTCCACAGGCTTGGTAACGGCTCCTTCATTCCCGCTTGTTCTCTCTTTGTTCTGGTTGCAGCATATGCTCGTTCCAACCGGAGGAGCCTGCATGGCTACGAAGAGCGATCGAACTGTTCCGACATTCTGCGTCCAAGCCTTCCATACGAAAGGGCGTGGCATTGAGCCCGAAGCGCCGACTGCGGCTGATGATGAAGCTCATGCGCTTCGCCTCGGAGAACGGCTTGCGACGAGGAAGGCGGGCGTGGTCGTGCTCCGCCACGATAGCGATCCGTCGCTAGGAGATTTTGACGAGCCGGTGGTGATCGCTATCCATGGCCGGGTGCCGCCGATCTTCCAGGATCTGCCTTTCTAGGACATCGCCCAGCATCCCACCTACGCATCGGGGCGAGGTTTGACGCCCCGATGGCAAGCATCTGATATGTATGGAGAAAATGGCGATTTGCTTGAATTGGCGAAATTACGCGTTCGCGTCCCACCTATGGAAGCCGCCGGAAATCGAGTTCTCGAAAGATCAGGCACTTAGCGAAACCGGCCGTCTAGCGAACCGTCATTCCGCGACATATGAACCTGCGCTATAACGGCGGCCCTAGAAAATGCCGGGTGTCCGCTAAACGGTTGTGACGTGTTGGGAAATTCGCGTAGTCCCGTCAGATCCCGCCTATTCCCGGATGTGACGTATGATCCTGCGGGTTACAACCGGACCCGGCATTGTCCCTCCGCCGTGCCGGACCTCCGGCGCATCAGCCTGGAAAGAACCCATGCGCCTCGACCATGCCGCCAAGTGCCCGGCCCCGACAGGCTTCATGACCAAATCATTGATGGGATTGATGATCCTCGCCGGGCTCGCGGCCGGTCCGGCAGCGGCTCAGGCGCCCGGCCAGGTCAGTCCCGGCCAGCCCGGCGGTGGGATGAGCGCCGCCCCTGCGACGGATGCCGCCGCGGCCCCAAGGCCCAGGGCGGCCAGGCCCAAGCGGGTCGTGGCGCCGTCGCAGCCGATCCAGGTCTACGATGCGCGGATCGAGGCGGGGGATCTGCGGATCTCCGGCAGCGTGCGCAAGGCCGGCACCGTCGTGATCCTCGACGAGGACATCTCGGTGATGGCCGATTCGCGCGGCCGATTCCTGTTCCGTCTGCCCTATCGGCCCGCCACCTGCGTCGCGGCGCTGAAGGCCGGCGAGGACGAGAGGGAGGCCGTGGTGGCCAATTGCGCGCCGGCCGGTGAACCCGGCCCCAAGGGCGATGCCGGCCCGCAGGGAGAGCCCGGTCCCCAGGGCATGGCAGGGCTTGCCGGTGCGCCGGGTGTGGCGGGGCCCGCAGGCGAGGCCGGGCCGAAAGGGGAGGCGGGACCGAAGGGCGACGTGGGACTCAAGGGGGAGACAGGCCCGCAGGGGCCGGTCGGCCCCAAAGGCGACGTTGGTCCCAAGGGGGAAACGGGTCCCAGGGGGCCTGCCGGTCCTCAGGGCGAACCGGGAGCGGCGGGCCTCACCGCCAGCGCCGCCAACTCCACCCTGCGTCCCGTCCGCAACGAGAATTGCTCGTCCGGTGGCTGCGAGTTGAGCTGTGACAGCGGCGAGGCCTTCGTCTCGGCCTATTGCCTGTCCTCAGGCAGTCCGTCCTTCGCCAATGGCGGCGCCAGCGCGTCCTGTCCGTCCGACGCCAAGGGCATGGTCGGCTTCTGCTCGCGTCTATAG